CCGGTCGCGCACCCTAATCAGTGCCCTGCACCGGCCATCATGGCCCGTGGGCGATTAGCTCAGTTGGTAGAGCGCCTCGTTTACACCGAGGATGTCGGCGGTTCGAGTCCGTCATCGCCCACCATTCCCCTTCTTTTCGTCATTGAAAACAAAGGGTTAGAACATTTCGTTTTGTTCTAGTTAGAACGTCGGGTCAATTTGGCCATGCCATCCACAGCCATAATCTTCTGATTTGCAGAGCGCGTATAGCGCTCCACTTCGGCAATGGTCTGGTGTCCCGTGATGGACATTATCTCGTGCGCGGTACAGCCGGCCTCGGCCAGGCGTCGAGCGCCCGCCTTGCGCAATCCATGGGCATTATAGCCCTTCCCAAGCCCGGCCTCGCGGCACCGATCGCCGAACCAGTTCCCGAAGCTCGCCGGCTTGAATGGTCCGCCTGCTTCGGACAAAAGCAGGGTCATGTTGTCCTTGGGCACCGTCTCCAAGATCGCTGCCAGATCGGGATGGATGGGCACCTCGAGATAGGTGCCGGTCTTCTGCTGCCGAACCGAGATCATAGAGCCGCGAATGTGCTGCCGGCCCATGCGAATCACATCGCCGCGTCGCTGCGCGGTGTAGAGGCATAAGGCGAACGCTAGTCGCGCTTTTGAGCCGATCGGGTGCTTCGCCTCGAATTTCTCGATGTCTGCCTCTGACCATGCCACAAAGCCATCACCGGCTACTTTGAGCGACTTCACGCCAGCCGTGGGATCGTCGCGGCGCATCTCCTCATCCACAGCGAACTTCATCAGCATGCGGAGAGTGCGAAGCAGTTTGTTGGCGGCGCCTGGTGTCTCGGCCTTCTTAGCCAGCAACAGCTTCACGGCCTTGCGGTCGAGAAGCTCCACCGGCTTGTTGCCGTGGGCAGTGTCGATCTTGTTGATCTCGTTCCGGTAGCTCGACTGCGTTAGCGGGCTGAGGTTCTTGAAGGCCGCCGAAGCGTAATAGCGCGCGATCAGGTCGGACATGCTGCCTTTCGCCGGCTTGCTCACCTTCGGCCGAGCAGGTTCCGCGGGCACGCTGTTGAGGCAGTCCTGGTAGACCGCCATGAACTCGGCAGACCCAGGCAGGCCGGGCAGGGCGGTCCGAGCAGCGCCTCGCTTGTTGAAGTAGTGGCGCTTTGTCCCCAGCCTGTCCGTGTAGCTCTTGATGTAGCGAAGCTTGATCGTGCTCACGGGAAGCTCTTACTCATCGTCGTGCCACGGGTTCTTACCGTGCGCGATCTCGCCCTCGACTGGCAACTCCCGAAATGCAGCGTCGATGTCGTCCACGTCCCAGATCCGGCGCCCGTCGATGAGCCTCGGCCGGGGCATGCGGCCGTCCTTCACCAAAGCCGAGAACTTGGTGGCACCCAGGCCGACGTAGAGCGCGGCTTCCGCTTCACCTAACCCGCGCCGCATTGACAGGCGCGTTGCTACTGCTGCCTTAGCGGCGCTCATGGTGATGAACTCCTTTCGGCCCGTGTTCTCCACCTACTTGACCGCGTAAGTTCCTTTGCGCACGATCGAGTACATGGAAAGAGCTAAGGCAAACGAGCGTATCGTCCTCTCCCGTTACACGTTTACGCGCTTCCAGCGCATGATGGGAGCCGGAGATCGACCGCTGGGCGCCGAGGCACTTATCAGGGAGGAGCTTCGCATTCTGGACGAGCTCGCTGCCACTTTCCCCGACATGGAGGACAAGCTGGTGTTGCTCGTCCAAGGACGGAGCGGTCTTCTGTCCAGGCTCGAGATACAGCTGAACTAGCGGGCTCATGGCTCAGACGCCCGGTTCGCAAGCTTCAGCAGCACATCTGCATGGCACGGGCCATCAAGTGGGCACCAGCACGCAAGGTTCTTGCCGCGAAGCGGAGCCAGGTCGGATGGATAACCCGCTGCAGCGAGCAGCTCCGCATCGTCCATCATCTGCCGGAAGAACCCCACGGCGCCTTCCCGGTCATCTGCCTTGCGCCCGAATGGTCCTGCAGCACCAACCGGGAAGGGATTGCCCCACTTGCCGGGCCTGGCGACACTCACTGTGTCGGCCGGCATCCTCCAGCCCTTCTTGCGCGAAAGCTGCACACGAACTGGCTTCATCATGGCGTCATCTCCGAGCAGCATGCCGGCTCCACATTAGCTTTTCGGATCTGGCTCATGTCTATGCTGCCTTCTTCATCGGACTGAGGCCAAGGCCGTTGTCCTTCGCTAGCTGTGAGCGCTTTGCCGAATAGTTCGGGGCTACCATCGGGTAACGATCTGGCCCACTTGGCGCGGTATTCCTCCGGGGTCATGTTGTAGGCCGTCCGCAGGTGGCGCTTGAGCGACTTGAACTTCTTGCCGTCTTCCAGGCAGATGATGAAGTCGGCGGTGACGGACTTGGCGAGCGGAACAGCGGGCTTCAGCGGCTCCCGGGGCGCAGGCGCGGCAGCTGCGGTTTCGACCGTGTTCAGCGCTACGTAAACGCTGTGGATGATGGCTGGCACTTGCTCGGCCTGCACCTGGTTGTTGGCGACATAGCTGGCGACGATCTGGGTGGTGAGTTCTAGGGCGGTGGCAGTCATGTGGCGGGCTCGCTCTTGCGGTTCATGGGTCGGGATTGAAGCTGCGGCCGGTCGGCCACTCGCGATGACTGTGGATAGCGGTGCGGTCCTTCGGTGTCTTGCGCGGCCCGGTTGTTCGCTTCCGGCGGGGCTTGAATAGCTCTGTGGGCTTGGGCACCAGGCCGCGCTCCACACGATTCCTGAGCGTCTCCTGCAGGCCGCGGATGATGTGCTCGAGCAGCACCGTTCGGCTGATCTTGCCAACCCAGCCATGGTCCAAGAAGGCGTGGCACCAGGCGCAGCCATCAATGATGGATATGTCGTCGGCCTTTCGAGCCATGCCGAAGCCGACATCGTGCACATGGCAGGCCACGGTTGTCTCGATGCCGCCGTGGCACACGCCGACAAACCGCAGCTTGCAGGTTTCACCCTGGGCACCATTGAGGTACTTGGGCGAGCGAATGGGCTCCAGCCGAAAGTTCTCCATCAGGCGCGCTCCTCATAAGCCTCGATGGGCGGAGCAGGACGCGTGTCCTTCGGCTTGGGTTCGCTCCATTCCACGCCTTGCTGGTCGCCAAAGGCGCGGATGATCGTCAGCAGGTCGCGCATCTCCTCGTGAGTAAGCTCGGATGAGGAAGTGCCGCTGACGTTGACGAAGCCGGTGTGATCCGTGTTCGGCACCAGCTTCATCTGGTCGCGGTGCTCGCGGCGGAGTGCATCGAGCATCACCAGTTTCCATTCCTCGGCGTCTAGCTGCAGCCCGTTCCAGACCAGCCCACGCGCAAGGTCGCCCAGCATGGCCCACATGGCGCCATTTTGGTCGTTGGAGCGCTTTGGCCCTTTGATCTCGATCCGGCTGTTGGCCTTAGCGGACATGACCAATTCACAGGCGCGCTGATAGAGGCGTTCGTTGGCAAGGGTGATGATCTGGCGCGGCATCAGCAGGCCACCTGGCTAAATCGTTCAGGCAAATGGATGTCAGCGAACTCCACGAAGGCTGCTAGCGCCCGTTCCACATCGGCGGCCATGCCGGGGTAGCGGTGCATCTTGAGCTTGTGCAAAGAGCGTACCTTCCAGACGCGCTCTTGGTTGGCGATCTCAGAGCCCTCGAAGATGTTCCATCGGAACATGTCGGCCTCGAACACCTCGAGATAGATCCGCCACTGATAGCTGCCGAGAAATCGCTCTGGATCATAGGAGCTGGTGAGCTTGTGGTCATCGATACGGCGGCCGTAAATTCCGTCCACCTTGCCAACAAGCGTCACGAGCACATTGCCAACGCGATACTCGCGGGTGGCTTTCGTCTCCCGCAAGACTGGGAGGTCGAGCTCGTCTTCCAGTTCGATGTTGAAGACGTGGTCCTCAGCCTGCAGCTTGGCCGCAGAGCCTTCGCCGCAATTCTCCAGCGCCTTGTGGAAAGCCGTGCCCGCAAGCATTGCTGGCGACGGAGGCGTCTGCCGGCGCATCTGGGCGAGGAAGGTGTCGAGATCACCGTCCTCGTCGCTGAGGTAATAGCGCAGCGCATCGATGTCGGTGGCCGAGACTCGGAGAGCTTCCATCAGGCCGCCTCGTCCTGCGTCTCGCTTGAAGGCTGCTGTTCGGAATTGGCCGCGTACTGGCCGGTGGCCTTGTCATAGGCCAGGCCCAACTCGGTTGCCCGGCCGTGCAGAAGCGTCTTGCAAACCCGGCCCGCAGCAGAAGCCCGCTCGATCAGGACATTGATCCCGGTGGCTTCGGCCACGTTGGGTAGGTTGGCGCGGAACCAGTCCTGCTCGGCAGCGGCGGTCTTCTGCTCCTCAGACAGGCTGTTGAGCTTGTCCTTGGTCGCCTGGATCACCCAAGTGAGGAAGGCGTCGAACTCAGCGCTCTCATGGTGTGGCACCAGGAGGGGCTCCAGCTGCCCGGGGTTCTTCCCGAAGGCGGCGTCGGCCGGTGAGAACTTCAGCATGCGCTTGCCGTTCTCCATCACCAGCCGGCCCATTGCATCGGCTGCCTTGTAGATTTCACCTTTGGATCCGCCCTGAACGTCCAGGCGCTCGATCACGTCATCACCGTTTCGCTGCTCGTCCATGTGGGCGATCAGCACGACGTCCTTGCCGAAGCTGTTCATTAGCTTGAGGAAGCCGATGAACCGGGTCTTGAGGGTGCCGTATCCAGGCAGGGTGAGGGCGCCGTTTTTGTGCCCCTTGGGATCGGTCTTGATGATGTCGGCCGTGATGGCATCGAGCGCTCGACCAGCCGTGTCGATGATGATGGTCTTGTAAGGCGCGAGGTCTTCGGCAGTGATAGCGGTCACGTCCGCCCAAGCCGCCACGCGCACCACGTCCCTGCGGTTAGCTGCGCGGTGGGAGCCGTTGTCAAAGTCGAGCAGAAGCGGGGCTTCGGCGGTGAATGCGAGACTGCTCTTGCCCAAGCCGGGAGGGCCGTAGACCACCACGTTGAGGCGCTCGACGTGGATGGGGTCGGTAGACTTGGTGATTTTCAATGCCAATGGAGTTCTCCGGTTCAGGTGTTTTGGGAGGCGCGACGCTGATACCAGCGGGCGTCGGTGAGGCAGCGATCGGCTTCGGCGGTGTTCTTGCGGGCTCGCTCGGTCAGGCCCCGCTCGTAATCCTCCTGCGCCCACGTCCGGTATTTGCGGCTGAGTTGGCGAAGGGTGACGGACAGGCGGGTGAACTTGTCGCGCTCGTCGGCCGCAGGCGTGGTCGGGAGCATAGCATTCATGCTGCTTTGCAGATCTGCATGTCCGCCTGGAGGGCGTCGGCCCATTCGCCGAGCTTGGCCACGACGGTCATCAGCTCGTCGCGCATAGCCAGGTCGATGGTTTCCACCATCACCGCGCGGCGGGCGAAAACCTGCTTGGCTTCATCGAGGATCGAGAGCCGCTGACCATCGTTAGAGGCGGCCCGGAGGCGGGCAAAGATGGAGGCCAGTGGGTAATCCCAGTCCGTGACCCCGATCCCCCCACAGGGCGGGGAAAACGGGCTGCACTGAAGCATTCCGGATTGAGCGAGGCGCAGGGCTCCGAGGAAAGACAGAACCATCAGAACAATCCCATGATGGCGCTCGGCGGCACGACCATGTGGCCGCCGGCAACGGTGTAGAGGAAGGCCAAGAAGCCGATGAATTGAATGGGGAAGAGCAGGGTGGCCCGGATCATTCTGCCGCCATCCTGGCGCCTTCCACGATCATGCGCGCGGCATCATCCATCGGGTCTGCAAAGTGGCCCATGACGTTCGCCAGCTGCACCAGCCGAGCGTTTGCGTCGGCCAGGATCGGCTCGGGGTCGCCGCCTGAGATTCCGGCGCCCTTGGCGCTGCACAGAGTCTCATGGAGTTTGCGCGAATGGTCGATGGCCTGCTGAAGGTCGAACATGGGACTACTCCGCTGCCTGCATCATTGGGCGCTCAGCCCAAATGCGACGGTTCTCATTGTTGCGCTTGATGGCTTGGCGAGCGGCGCTGATTAGGTCCGTGACCATGGCGTCCAGTACCCACTCCTCGAAGAGCTCGAGGCCGTACTGGCGCAGCACGGACGAGACTGCGTCATTGCCCGTTTGGCCGGTGATCTGGCCGAAGCTCAGGATAAAGCGCTCTTTGTGGGCACGGCTGGCTGGACGCGCACTCACAGGCCCGCCCCGCGGTACTGAGTGGAGTGCTGGCTCGTGAAGCTGGCGGTGGTCTCGAGCTCGTCGCGGCGCTCCATGACGTCGTTGCCGACGTAGGGCGCGTATGCGTCCGGTGCGTTGTCGTAGATGTCGGCAGCTTCGAACCAGTCGCGAGCTAGATCACTGGTGATGTCGCGCATTGAGCCTTCGCTCGGAACGCAGTGCCAGATGGTGGTGCCTGCATAGCTGCGCTCAAGAACGTCTTTGGCTGCAGCTAGGCTGGTGAATGTCTCGTGATCATCGGCATCGATGATGGTCCAGTAATCGGACCGGGTAATTTCGGAAGGCCTGAGGTGCTTGTTCACTTCGCTCTCCATCGGATGCGGTGATCGCTTCGATGGAGCAAACGTAGCTTAGATCGCTACAGCACGTCAACAGGGTTGTAGCGATAATAGAAACAAAGCTTGGCAGCCTTTCCTGCGCTCGCGTACACAGCAGTTATAATCCGAAGGTACTGAGACAAGACCCGAACGAAGTGAGGGGATTGTCGGGAACACTGCTGAAGATGTGTGGAGCCGCGCCTAAGCGGCGCTCCACTGAACTCAGTGGTAGATCACCCTGAACTCAGTGCTTGGTTAGATATAGGGACAGGGCAGTGCGCGAGTGAACTGGGTGACGAACACTTATGTTCTTGGTGTTCTCACAGGCATCAACCTGTCAGTCCTGGCGGCCTACTGCGCAGTTTGGAGATGGTCAGCGAGAGACGTAAGTCGATACGACTTCTCGGTCCGATGCTGTGCCGCGCCTTGTGTAATAAATGCCCAGTTCGAAGCCGCGAAGAACTCCATCTCCACGCCAAACCGTGAAGGTCATTTGTAGGGCTTGGCCCGGCAGGATGCGGTTGGATGGCGCTTTCACGATCAGAGATTTGACGTTCTCTCCGTCCTGTTGGAACCAGTACGGCAGATTGGGAGCGACGTTGACGGAGGTCACCTGGAAAGGAACTTTGCCGTCGTTGTGCACAGAGAGCTGATAGACGCCCTTTTGCGCGTTTGGCCGGTCTACTAGGTCCACAACGACGTGCGGCTTAGGGTTCTTGTCCGTATGCCGGAACCTGGCCTGGAATATTCCACCGATGACCATAGCCAGTAGGGTGCCCAAGGTGGCGAAGGCGGTGATTTCCTCGGCGTGAAGCCCGAAGAGCATATCCGCGCCCATCACTCCATCTCCGGGACTTCACCCTCTTGGAACAGAACAACCGGATCCCCGAACTCGCCATTTGTGAGGTCCGCCGATCGCCACCAGGCGAGAGCGCCGGCGTATTTGCCGGAGGCCCAGAGCAGCCGTGCCTGCTGCTTCGCAGCGCCTTCGGACTGCGCCTCGCGAGCCTCGAAAGCTGGCTGCAGTTCGCCTTCCTCGTCACGCACGAAGGCGAGGTAGACGATGAGCTTGGTCGGAACGGTGTTCATCTCGGCTTGATCCAGTCGATGGGGGCTGCCCACGCGACAACTTCGTCTTCCATCTCTGGGTAGAGCGGATTCAAGCTCTGGAGATTCCAGGTGTTTGGGCTAGATCCTGCCCTGATGACTTTCACAAAGATGCGCCCGTCGCCGAGCTGTACCACTGCGCGACGGTTTAGCAGGTGCTCAGGGGCCATGGTCTGCGAGTAGTAGATCAGCGTCCCGGCTTCGTAAGCCGGGTGCATGGAATCGCCTTTTACGCGGACTGCTACGGATCCCGGCCTGGCATCTCGCGGCGCAGGCACCATCGCGTCACCATCATCTTCCAAAGCGATGACCTCGGCGCCGGCACCAATGTCCCCTTTGAGCGGGACCTGGATCTCCGATGGGGCCTCCCAGCCGGTGAAACTCTCAATGGCCATTGCCTCTTCCGCGGTGATGCCGCGTGTGCCCTTGGTCATCTTGTTCACGGCAGCTCGGTCGATAGACTTGCCAAGCACCTCAGTTAGATGGCGCGCCAACTCGGTCTGTGATTTTCCAGACGCCTCGAGGGCGGATCGTAGCCATTCGGACAACATGCACCTTTGATAGCGTGGGAGCGGCCTGCCGTCTTTTTCTGTAATCGCTACAAGGAGGCTTGCGCGTGGTAGTGAATATCGCTACATTGAGCATATGGAACCTGCGGCAAGCATCATTTCTAAGCTCGGCGGCGACACGAAAGTGGCGGAGATCGTGGGTGTGCATCGCACCCGCGTAGCCAACTGGAAGCGACCCCGCGCCGCGGGCGGAACCGGTGGCACCATTCCGTTCAAACATGTTCCGGCTCTCCTAGCCGCTGCCCGAACTCTCGGCCAAGAACTGTCGGCAGATGATTTTCTGCCAGTGGAAGCGGAGGTGGCGTGATGGCTGGCCTCCGCAACCGTTCGGCTATGGTGCTTTTGTCGGGCCTTGCGTCACTGGGACTCGTCTTCGTCGCGTACAGCGTCGGTCCTTCCATCATCCATGTCGCGGCCGGTCCCTGATGGCCCGGGCGCATCTTTCAGTTCATCACAACGATCTTCAGCAAACCGGCGCTGGAGTTTCCTCGCGCCGCCGTTTTGCTCAAGGCCGTGTTGTTCCACACGAGCTTGAGCGGGGTCGGGCTTTTAGCCGATCCCGCATCACCTCTCGGCATTTCGACGGTTCCCGCCGTCTCCATGCCCACACCCAGACCGTCCAGCAGTTCATCCAAAATCTCGCTGATCGGTCGCATATCCATCTGTGTGCCCTTTCCTCGTCGTCGTTCGCCGCTGGTGCAATCAATGCCAGCGAACGAGGACAAGGACTTGGAAACTCACTCCAAGAACGTGGATTTTTCTTCCAAGGATCGAGGCGCCATGAGTGACGCCCATTACGCTTCCGAACTTATCCAGGACTCTTTCCCCACCGGTGCTGGCCGCAAGGCGCAGGCAGCGATCGGAGAGGCCTTCGAGGCGCTCAAGCGCCTTGAGCGCGCGCTACCGGCTGAGGTGCTGCGGAACCGTCAGCGATCATGGACCGAGCGCCGGGTCAAAGCGATCTGGTTCTGCGAAGCCCGCCGCATCGACCATTACGAAATTCAAGATCTGACGGCCGTCGCCGTAGAGGAGGCCCGGATTGAAAGACAAAGGCTCAAAGCCCGCGAGCTCCGGCTGGAGGCGTTTCTTGCCGCTCACCAGGAGGGCGAGATTGGCCCTGACGGTGAGCAGGAAGGGCGGGGAACTGGCGGACTGGATCTGCCCGGAAATGGCGGGACCTTTGCCGCCGAAGACGAAGATCAAACCCACTGGGGAATGTGACCATGACCACTGAGCAGCTCAAGAATGGCTACGAAGACGACGACTTCCGGCAGGTGATCGCCGAGATCGAGGATGCGGATGAAGAGGCCGAGTCCATCATGGCCACGGCCCGCGGCAAGGTTTCTGCCATTCGCACGCGGCAGAAGAACCGCATCAAGATCGCCAAGCAGGAGCTTCGCATTCCAAGCGATGTGCTGCGGGCCGTTCTGAAGCAGCGCAAGCTCGAGCAGAAGCTGAAGGACCTCGCCTCGACCGTGCCCGATGATCTGATCGAGGTGTTCGAGGATGCGTCCGGCCAGTTCTCGATGTTCGCTCCATCCGGCGATGATGCGCCGGCCGAAACATCGGCCCAAGCAGCGGCCCGGCAGCGCCGGGAAGAGGTTCAGGCCGTCACCGATCGCGAGCAGGAAGAGGGCGCCGCGGCGCTCGAAGAGCTTACCGGTGCGGTGCACTGATGGCCAACTGGCACACAGACATGTCCAAGGCGCCGCGCGGTCACTACGTGGTCAAGTCGGCCGGGCAGGGCGGCAAGGCCGATCGGCGTGTCTTTGAGCCGCAGCTGATCATCGCCGCCGGCAAGTGCGGCGTTGTGACGGTTAGCTATTACATCCCCGAGCACAAGCGCTGGAACATGTTTGCGAACGGCGAGCAGCCGGTCGCGTGGACCGAGTACGCCGGGCAGACCATGGTCCCTCAGCCGGATGGCACAACCAAGCGCGTGCTCGATCTGCCCCAGCATCCGCTCCAGGTGGCGGCATGAAGTCGATCCTCGCTCTTGATGTGTCCGCGACTGCGACTGGCTGGGCCATGGGCCTGCCGGGCGACAAGCCTATCAGCGGCGTAGAGCGGTTCTCGCGCGATGGCGGGACCGCAGACGAGGCCTATGTCCGCGCCGTGGTTTGGCTGAACCGCATCCTCTACGTGCACGGCCCTGCTATTGTCGCCATCGAGGCGCCAATCCTCACCAGCGGCGGCGGCTTCACGAATCCGCATACCGCCGATCTGCTGCAGGGCATCATCCATGTGCTGCGGTTTGCCGTGAAGGCCAAGATGCCAGGCGCGGCGCAGCTGATTGCTGCATCGACCGCTCGCAAGACCTTCACCGGCAAGGGCAGCTATTCCAAGGGCGAGGCCAAGGACGCCGTGCAGGCAGAAGTGCTGCGCCGCGGCTGGCTTGATCTTGAAACCATGCAGAACGACCGGGCCGACGCTCTCTGCCTCTGGGGCCACACGGCCGCGCTGCAGATGCCTGAGCTCGAATACCGGCGCTCGCTCAAATCCCAGCCAACATTGACCGAGGAGGCATGATGACCACGGACGTTATCGAGCGCGCCCAGTCCCGCATTGCCGAGAACAACAGCGAGATCGAGCGGCGCATCGCCGACAATGCTCGCTGGCAAGAATTCCTCGTCCAGGCACAAGAGCTTGTCGGCGAGATCGAACCGCAGCCGTCACTGTCCTCCTCCCCAGTGCCGGCTGCACAGGCGGAGGAGGGCACCCCTGCCTCTTCCGCCGACCTATCCCAAGCGAAAGCATCCACAGACGGCGGCGCGACTGTGCCCGGCATTGAAGGGCCGGCTGACAGCGTGACAGGAGATGCGAGTAGGCCCGACGCAGGGCGGTCTGCGTCTGCAACGCCTGAGATAATGGGCGAGACAGCCGGAGAGACGGCACCAGTTCATGAGGCCACGGGTAAGTCGGCGGAGCCTTCGGGCTCTGCCGCTCCGCTCTCGTTGCGTGAGCAAGTTCGCATATGCCACCTTGAGCATCCCGATTGGCCGGCGAAGATAATCGCCGCGCATCTGGGCTGCCCATCCGGCACTGTTAGCGGCTATGCCTCCAAGCTGGGGTTAAGCTTGCCTTCTGTGGCGAGCTACGAGGCCGTACAGGCGGCAAGGACAACAGAGGCGTTGAAGGCGGCCGCTGCAAAGGCCATGCCCGGGCTCGAATCTGCGGTCAGCGGCACCCTTGAGAGCCGGGTGCGCGCCATGCACGCGCAGCGCCCCAACTTTACTGCTCGCATGATCGCCAAAGAGCTTGGCGCCAATCTCAACAGCGTTGCCACGCTCCTCGCGCAGATCCGCAAGACCGTGCCGGCCCCAATTGGGAAGCCCGAGTTCTCGAGCCGCAAGGAAATGCTCGATCACTACGGCGAAGTCGCCAAGCGCCTGGGGAGGTCAAAATGAACTGGCCCTTTAGCAACCTGCCGATGTTCGGTTTCGACTTCATCATGGCCGATCCTCCTTGGCGGTTCGATACTTGGAGCGTCGAAGGGAAGAAGCACAAGAGCCCCGAAGGCCACTACGACACAATGGCCACTGAGACGATCGCTGCACTTCCGGTCGGACATCTCGCCGCTGGTGACTGCACACTTTGGCTTTGGGGCACCCATCCCATGATCGATCAGCAGATTGAAGTGGCGAGGGCGTGGGGTTTCCGCTTCGTCACCTCCGGTGTCTGGGTGAAACGAACCACAACGGGGAAGCTCGCTTTTGGGACTGGCTACCGGCTGCGAAGCGCTTCGGAGCCATTCATCTTAGCCACGAACGGCAACCCAGAGACGGCCCGCAATATCCGGTCCGTGATCGAAGGCAGGGTGCGGGAGCATTCCCGCAAGCCTGATGAAGCATATGGCGAAGCCGAGCGCATGATGCCCGCGGCCCGACGCGCAGATCTATTTGCCCGGCAGACTCGGCCCGGTTGGATGGCGTGGGGCAACGAAGCGACGAAGTTCGATGAAGCGGACTTCGCCGATGTGAATGCCGTGGACGTGACGCGCCTCGTGGGAGCGGCATCATGAGCGAGCGCGGCAAGCGACTGATCGCCGCCAGGGAAGCCGTCCTCGGCGCCGTCCGTGAAATGGAAATGGATTGGCCAGCATCCAAGCTCGAAGACCCCATGCTGACAGAGTACCAGCGGATCATCTATCGCACCCGGCTCTATGACATCGAGAGCCTGAAGCTCGGTGCCAAAACGATCGACGCCATGATCGAAAAGGCTGATGCGTTCCGTACGCTGTTCCTGTTGGCGAGCCGCAAGCCCGCCGTGTTCGACGCTCTCATTGTCATTGCCGAAAATGAGCTTGCAGGCGCAGACACGTCAGAGCAGGCGGTAGCGGCATGATGCGTGTTTTCGTTGGCATGGAAACGAGTGGCCAGATCCGCAATCGCTTTGCTGCCCGTGGCCATGATGTCATTTCTTGCGACCTACTGCCGGCGGATGATGTGCCGATCTATGGCCTCAACCGCCATCTGGTAGGCGACGTGTTCGTAATGCTTGACCGACTGCGCGCGACCAACTGGTGGCCTGACTTGGCCATCTTTCATCCCGACTGCACCTACCTGACCGTAGCAGCCGAGTGGGCTTACAAAAATCCAGACTTCGATCGCTACCCAGGCGTTGGTTATCATCAGCGGCTGCAGACTGGCACACTGTTCGGCGCGGATCGACGCGCTGCCCGGCAGGCAGCCATTGCGGATTGGAAGCGGATCGACGCGCTGCCCATCAAGCAGAAGGTCGCTGAAAACCCGGCCAAGGGTGCCCTGTCGAAAGCTTTCCGGCGGCCGGATATGTGTCTGCACCCTTACATGTTCGGTGATGACGCTAGCAAGGAAACCGGCCTCTGGCTCTGGGACGTCGAACCAATTGAGATCCCGCCCGAAAGCAAGTGGGTGCCGGCCACATACCGGCCCAGTACCGGCAAGTGCTATTGGGCCAATCAGACCGACACGGGACAGAACCGCGTCTCACCTGGGGAAGATCGCTGGAAGGACCGTAGCCGCACCTACGACGGCATTGCGGACGCCATCACCGGCCATTTCCCGCCGGCGTGGGAAGTGAAGGCAGCCGCATGATCGACCGTATCCCCGAAGCCCTGCTGGAGGACATCAAGGCTGCCGTGCCGATCGCGGATGTGGTTGGCCAGCACGTCACCTGGGACAACGGCAAGTCGAACCCGGGCAGGGGCGATATGTGGGCCTGCTGCCCTTTCCATGCGGAGAACAGCCCAAGCTTCCATGCCGAGAACCAGAAGGGCGCTTATCACTGCTTTGGATGCGGCGCCTCGGGCGACCACTTCGAGTTCCTCATTGCCGTGACCGGTGCCACGTTCCCCGAGGCAGTCGCGCTTGTGGCAGGCATGGCCGGAATTGCCCTGCCTGAGGGTGCAGCAGACGGCAAGCCGGCCCGGGCCCCTGAGCAGCCCCGCGTCGCGCGAACTGCGCCGCAGCCCTCGGCAGCCGAGATCAAGCCCGAGATCGTCAAGACCTATGACTACACGGACCGCGATGGGGCGCTGCTCTACCAGGTGTGCCGGCTGCAGCGGAAGCTGCCGGACGGCACCTGGGCCAAGAACAAGGACGCGAACGGGACGTGGAAGACGTTCTTGCAGCGCCGACCTGACGGTGCGGGCAAGTGGATATGGAGCCTGTCTGCGGGCGAGTTCATGCGCCGGCCCGGTGGCGATTGGCGCATCTATGACTCGAAGAAGTTCTCCGAAGGCATGGAGACGCGGTTCTTTGAGTCCGGAGCCGATCACACCATCTACCGGCACCCTGCCGTTGAGATGGCAATCGATGCCGGCGAGCCGGTCCTGATTGTCGAGGGCGAGAAGGACGCCGACACCGCAGTTGCCCTCGGCTTCTGCGGCACTACAAACAGCAGCGGGTCCAAGCACTGGACCGATACCCATGCGACCTGCTTCCGTGATGCTGATGTCGTAATCTGCCTCGATAATGACGAAGCAGGGGCCCGAGCAGACAGGCTGGCAAAGAGCCTCAAAGGGATCGCGCGGCGCGTCCGAGTGCTGGATTTTGCACAGGTTATCCCCGGGTTTACCCACAAGGGCGACTTAACGGACTGGGTTGAGAAGTTCGGCGGAAGTGCCGAGCAGCTCGTGCAGATCCTCGACCAGCTTACGGACTTCCGCGCGAAACCCCCAGTTTCCACATTCGGGGCGCAAACCAGCGGCGCTATCGCTAAAAAGCCTGTCGTCTATGACTGGCTGATCAAGCACCTGATCGAGCGGAGTGGGATCCTGATCATTGCCGGCGAGAGCATGGCCGGCAAATCGTTCTTGGTCATGGATATGGGCATGAAAATCGCCCGCGGGCTCGACTATGCCGGCCACAAGACCCGCCAGGGCGCGGTGATCCACATGGCGGTGGAAGACGGCAAAGGGACAGAGCTGCGCCACAAGGGCTATCGCAAGGCCAACGGCATCAGCCCCGACACAGACGTGCCCTATGTGATCATGGACCCATTCGCCAATGGCGGGTTGGGTTTCTCGCTCATGGATGACACCCAGGTCGACAAGTTCATTGCCGAGTGCCTGGAGTGGAAGGAATACTACGGCAGCCTCGAGCTCATCATCATCGACACCTTGGCCATGGCGACCGAGGGCATGGACGAGAACAGCTCGGGCGAGGCCAGCAAGGTCCTGGGCCGGGTGAACCGGATTCGTGAGCGCACCGGCGCGACCGTGGCGGTCGTTCACCACATGAACGCTGGCGGCACGAAGGTGCGCGGCTCGACGGCCATCGTAGCGAATGTGCCAAACGTCATTGAGCTGCGGCAGTTGATGACCATTCCTCAGAACCGGCGCGAAGATCCCAAGCCGGTGCTCGATGGCAGCGGGCGACCGATCCGCCGCGCTCGCCTAGCCAAGAACAAGAACGGCGTGGCGAACAAGGGCTGGTCCTTCGTGTTGGAGGAAGTGAGGCTTGAGGAGCGGGATGAAGACGGCGAGCCCTTCCAGACGATGGTGTGCGCCCGGCCATCCCGCCACAGCCAGAACGATGCGCCGGAAGATGTCACCCGATTGCAGGGCGGCAACAAGCTCGTATTTGACGCGCTGACGGCAGCGCTGGCCGACCATGGACAGGACTTGCCCGCAGGGGTTGAAGCGGGCTCGGTGAGTAAGTGCGTGGCGCAGAGCGCCTTCGTGGCGCAGGTGCGTAAGCGCATGTCATTCAAGGCGCCGGAAGAGGAGCAGGAGGCCCGGCAAAAGGAGCTGGCCGACTTCCTGAGCCGCACCACCATGGCGCTGATCAACGCGGGCTATATGGGCCGGGACAATGACAAGCGGATCGTCTGGTGGACGGGCAAGAGCGACCGGCCGCGACCACAGCGGGAACCGCCACCACCGGTAGAACCACCCGGCAGCGGCATACCGCCGGACGTGAAGCGTGAACTGCAAGACATGGATGAGGCCCCATTCTGATGGAAACAGCACGAGCGGACGTTGAGCGAGAGGTAGGCGAGCTGTTCCGAGAGTACGCCCTGAACTTCGGACAGTGGGCGGAGCGTAACTGGCGCCTCGATCGCAACCGGGATGCGGGAGACGACAGTGGAATGTCCCAAGAGCAAATCGACGGTTGGAACAAGTGCGTGGACTCGCTGGATCGCGCGATTGAGGCTTGGATGGGGGATAAACCGTCATGCTGACCCCCTTCCGACGCCCCAGAACAGAGCGAGCGCGCGGCGGCAGCGCTTATGTCGAGCAGCGCACCAATGCCTGGGCGGCCTTCATCGGCTTCCTGATCGGCCGCGGCTACTCATCAGTGGCCGTGGCCGAAGCGCTGGGCGATGGCACCAGCGATGCCTTGGTGCGGGAGATGGCGGGCAAATGGGGCCTCCCCAAGTGGGGCCGCAAGTCCGACTGCTTCCTCGTCGTGCCCATGAAGATGCGGGACCGCGCCACGATCGCGGCGCGCGCGGCGCAGGAAGGGCTCGGCCAGGAAGAATACTGCCGGCAGTTCCTTGTGGCTGGGGCAAGGGAGCGCGGCACCTTCCGCTCTGTGGTCAAGGAAGGACTCGACCTGTGATCGATACGGAAGTCGAGCTCTGGACCCATAAGAGCGTCAAGGAAGCACTGGTGGACGCCTATCTGGTCTGCGAGCGGACGGCGGGCCATTGGGGCCCGAAGTCGCCCAAGGCGGCATTCCTGCCGATATACGACGATCTGGACATATGGGAGCAGCGCAGGGCAGGGACCAACGAGCAGGGCCGCGGCGCCCGGCCCCAGGTTACCTCTGTGCAGATCGCGCGCAGCGATGCTGCACTGTTCGGCAGCAGGGATGCGCCGGCATGGCTGCAGATGCTAGGCCACAGCCCCGAGCGCATGGCACTCGAGCTATGGATATGGCGCGAGGTGGGGAAGTCTTATGGCAAGCCCCGAAAGAGCGTGGAGGTACTTTGCATGCTGCTGGGTGAAGGGTGGAGCAAGGCGACATTCGACCGACGGGTGAGCCGTGGCGCATATCTGATCGCTGAAAAGCTCAACCGCGCTGGCATTGGAGCCTGGTGAATAGCCCCACAAACACACGGATTCGCCAGAGACAGACGGATTCGCCTGACCTTCTGGACGCGTGAGGCAAAATCACCCGATAAAGGGGTCAACAACGGTAGATTGAAAAACCTGCCTCGGAAGATTGGGGGCCCAGAACCCGCCACACCTCCTATCCGTGGCGCAGCCCTGGTATACTAATCCACTCTTATCCCATTGGGACCGACGCTGATGTCTACAGTGTTCTGATCCTGCTGATAGGCCTGGTAAGCGAAGAAGCCGCCGCCGATTAAGACGATCGCGATAAGCGCAATGATAAGGTTTCGATTGGTCATGCGTGGGTAATCCTGGTGGGTAGAGGTCAACGAGCAAATCTCGTCGGGCGAAGAACTTCGTGAAGAGGGCACTCCGGTGGCGACCGGGTCGGGAAGCAAGGCGCAGGCAGGCGTCGGCTTGATCTAATCGACCATCCACTGCGGCGGGATATAGCCGCCGCTCTGACACTCACGGATCACTTCGCGAATCTCAGCTACGCGTATCTGGCCAAGTGGCGAGATCGACAGGAGGGCTTCGTCCGAAGCGTCGGCAACTTTGCCGATTGTCGCCAAGCCACCGCCTTGCAGTAGTGATGCCGATAAGACGGACATCTCCGTCGCATCCACAGGGATGTCTCGCCAGTCGCCAGCAAATAGGACGTCGTCAGGCATGGGCAGAATCCTTCTGCACTCACCTATACCACAGACGCTGTTAGATTAACGCAAGTGAATTGATCAGACAGCCAACGATGGCGTCGAACCACCCGGCCCATCATCTTAATCGAAGATCTCTTCTAGCAAGTCAGCGATCTTTTTCAGACTGCGCGAGCGCGGGTTCTCGGAGCGTCGGCTGTAGCCATGCTGCTGTGGCAGCGATGCCTGCGCTTGAAGCGCCATCTCGCGGTACACCTCGATGATCTTGTCGAGCTCGCCGCGGTCGAGCCAAGCACCATGGCATTCAGGGCAATAGTCGATCTCAATGCCATGGTTCTCGCTCTTCAGAAGCGGAACGCTATGATGAGGGCAGTTCAGGGAGCGATGCTCTACCACAGTGCTTATCCCTCGGCCCTCAGGGCTTGTTCTTGAGAAACGCTCCGAGAGCCGCGCCGGCCGCTAAACCGATGGCAATGCCAACGGCCAGGTTGTCGAGCACTGTCAGTCCGATGGCGGTGCCCAGCGCAAGGCCAATTGCTATGCCGGTGCCCACAGCTCAGGCCTGGTCGATGGGTTTGTCGTTTTGAGTCAGCTCTAGGTCCTTGGCGGCACGCACCTTCTCCGCCATGTCGGCGTCTTGGTAAGGGCCAAGCTGTCCGGACACGCCGTCTTTGGTCCACTCTACCCAATGGCCATCTGCGCCGGACCTAATCTCGGCCCTGACTGTGCGCGCATCGTTCATTCCGCCGCCGGGTGTGAGGTTGGAGTCGTCGGTCATTGGTCTATCCTGTCAGGCTGCGAACCAGTCGAGGCTAACAAATGCCTGCGCGCAGCACTAGAGCGACCAAATGCCCAGCTCGGCTCGCGCGTCCCCCACATCTGCATATTGATTTTTCCACCTGAAAATTTCAGACGATGGCCGGTGCGCCGAACCTTTTCGGAGCTGGGATAAGCCATGGCCGTCCTACCCAATCCCAAGCATGAAGCATTCGCCCAGGCACGGGCCGCCGGCAATAGCGCCGACGACGCCTATGCACAGGCAGGCTTCCGTCCTCACCGGGGCAATGCTCATCGCCTGAGTACAAATGAGAGCATCAAGAGGCGGGTGCGCGAAATCGTGGGCAGGGTGGCCGAAAAAGCCGAGTGGACCGCAGCCGACCGGCTGAAGATGCTGGCCGACATAGCAGCGGCCGCAGCCGAGAAAGACCCGCGCGTCGCAGTCTCCGCCATTGCCGAGGCCAACAAGATGCAAGGCAGTCACGCCCCGGCTCGGCTGCAGCATTCAGGCTCAGTAGGTACATACGACCTCACCAAGGTGACCGATGAACAGCTCGATCATCTTGAGTCGATCCTCGGTCCGCTTGCCCTCGCTGGCGGAGATCAGAGCGGAGCGGCAGAGGCGTGAAGTCGAAAGGCAGCGCCGGGACGTCGAGCTGAACGCCGAACTCATCCGAGAGAAGTGCAAGACCCTCGCAGGCTTCGTGGAGTGTGCCTGGCCGATCCTAGAGCCAAAAGCTCATCTGGTCTGGGGATGGCCTCTGCAGGCCATGGCAGATCACCTGGAGGCTGTTACACGCGGGCAGATCACCCGATTGCTGACTAACTGCCCGCCAGGCTTGATGAAGTCCCTGCTGCACAGCGTGTTCTGGCCCGCATGGGAGTGGGGACCGGCAGAGATGCCGCACCTGCGATACCTGACGTCGTCCTACTCGCAGGACAACGTTATGCGCGACAACACCAAGATGCGCCGCCTAGTTGAAAGCGAGTGGTACCAGGCGCTCTGGCCCACCGTGAAGATGTCGCCGGACCAAAATGCCAAGGGCAAGTTCGACAACACCCGCTCGGGTGGACGTGAGGGCAGGCCATTCGCCTCGATGACAGGCGGTCGCGGTGATCGGGTGATTATCGATGACCCGCACTCAACGGAGACCGCGGAGAGCGACGTGGAGCGCGCCAACGCGGTGCGCATCTTCCGCGAGTCCATATCTGACCGGCTCAATGACCTGGACCGATCGGCCATCGTCGTAATCATGCAGCGCTTGCACGAGAACGATGTGGCAGGAACGATCCTCCGGCTCGGGCTGCCCTATGTGCACCTCACGTTGCCCATGGAGTATGACCCGAAGCCGTACAAGACCAGCGGTCGGATGATCGATCCTGCCGAGCCGACCCGCATCGGATTCGTCGATCCCCGGACAACAGACGGGGAGCTATTGCTGCCGGAGCGATTCAGCCGAGAGGCTGTTGAGGGGCTCAAGGTGGTGAAGGGCTCTTACGGCTATGCAGGGCAGTATCAGCAGCGGCCGACGGCTCGCGAAGGTGGGTTGTTCAAGCGGCATTGGTTTGAAGGCAAGATCATCCGCCAAGCACCGCCCGGTACCCGCTGGGTGCGCCATTGGGACTTGGCTGCAACGAAGTCAGCAACAGCCGCCAGAACGGCCGGCGTAAAGCTGGGGAAGGCCCCAGACGGCTCCTATGTGGTCGGCCATGTGGTGACGACCCAGGATGAAGGGAATGCGATCAGGAAGCTGATCAAAGGTACAGCCGAAACCGATGGTACCGGCGTGCTAATCAGTCTGCCGCAGGATCCGGGCCAAGCCGGCAAGGTGCAGGCGAAGGACTATGTCTCGATGCTCGCAGGATGGACTGTAAAGGCCGATCCGGAGACTGGCGACAAGGTGACCAGAGCGGAGCCGTTCTCGTCTCAGTGTGAAGCCGGCAACGTCTATCTCGTGCAGGGATCATGGAATGACGCCTACCTCGATGAGCTGTGCCTGTTTCCAGGCGGTTCGTTCAAAGATCAGGTAGACGCCACATCTGGGGCGTTTGGGCGACTGGTGGGCAATCGAGAGTCGCAGACCACGTCAACGACGGTAGCCGGGCTCTATTGAACAACAGTCAACTGGGGTTTCGGTCCCGAGCCGACCACCGCATTACGCCCATTGATCTTGGCTTGGTAGAGGTTTGCGTCCGCTTGCCTGAAGGTCTGCAGTAAATCGCCGCCACTTGCTTTCACCGCGACCCCAATGCTGACACTCAGGGGATACTTTGTTCCAGGAGCTGGATAGAACGAGACTGCGGCAACCGCAGAACGTATCGCCTCGGCGAGGGGAAGACCCTCGCTTGACGAAGCGCCGGGCACGAACACTGCAAACTCTTCGCCGCCAAGTCTACCCGCTAGACTGCGGTCCGTCAAAGGCGACCGAATAGCGGCAGCGATTAGCCGGAGGGCTGCGTCGCCTTCAGCATGACCGAAACTGTCGTTGATCTTCTTGAAGTTGTCCGCGTCCACAATCAGCAGAACGCCAGGCTCGCCGTCGTGGAGGCCGACACGATCAAGGAAGGTTCCGCGATTCAGAAGTCCGGTCAGGTGATCGCGAGCAGCTTTGATCGCAAGCTCCTGATGAGCCTTCAAGAGCGCGCTGTGGGCAAGTGAAAGTCGATGCTGCTGCCAGAAGATCAGTAGTGAGGCCGGCATTGCTGTAACCAGCGGGAGGACGCTGTTCATAATGAACACGTAGAGCGTGAACTCCTGACCTGTCGCCATTCGACCGGAGAACGACAATACCTGACCAACAGCGATCACTCCTATGGTCACCAAGGCGGATTTTAAAACAACGCTGTGCACTCTCAACTCCCTGCGAGGGCGAGGCTGTGCCATGCGGGGCTCTAAGCCCGGCTCAATGGCATTGTTAAAAAGCGATCGACAATGGCCCCGGAGAGCGTGCCCCAATGACCGATGCTGTCGACACCAAGCACCCCGAGTACATTGCCCGCGCCGATCTGTGGCAGCTGATGCGGGACACCAGCGGCGGTGAAGCAGATGTAAAGGCCGCTGGCGAGGAATATCTTCCCCAGCCAAGCGGTTTCAAGGCGCAGCCGGATGGGGGCAGGGTGCTCTATGCGGCCTATCAGAAGCGGGCGCAGTTCCCGGAGATTGTGCACCCCACGATCCACGGTATGGTGGGTGTGATCCACCGGACCGAGGCCCAGATCGAAATGCCAGCGGCGATGGAGCCGCTGTGGGAGAAAGCGACGAAGGATGGGCTGCCGCTCGAGGCGCTGCATCGCCGCATCACTGCGGAATTGCTGACCACGGGTCGGTATTCATTGTTGGCCGACGCTGCCTCGGAGGGTTCGGACCTTCCATGGCTGGCTGGCTATAGCGCCGAGGCACTGATCAATTGGTCCGATGACCGGTCCATGTTCGTTCTGGACGAGAGCGGCTTGCGTCGGGAGGGCTTCCGTTGGGAGCAACAGCAGCGTTATCGCGTGCTCGAACTCAAGGATGGCCGGTACACGGTCCAGACCTATACGGGGACGCAGCGAGCACCTGGTGAGGCGATCGGTCCGACCGGTCGCGGTGGCGCCGCGCTGACTGGCATCCCTCTGGTAGTGATTGGGGCTCGCGACCTGTCGTTGCCTCCTGAATTGCCTCCTCTGATGGGTGTCGCCCGCGCGGCGATCGCGCTGTACCAACTTTCGGCGGACTACCGCTGGCAGCTGTTCATGACCGGCCAAGAGACATTGGTTGTCATCAATGGCGATGCACCAACAGCCGTCGGCGCAGGAGCCGTCATCGCGATCAAGCAAGGCGACCAGCAGGGTACGCCTGATGTGAAGTATGTCGGCCCGGCGGGCACCGGCATTGCGGCTCACCGGGTCGCTATGCAGGACGAACGCCAGAACGCGGCGCAATCAGGCGCCAGGATGTTCAACAGCAGCGAGAATAAGACAGCGGAGAGCGGAGACGCGCTGCGCATCCGGTTCGCTGCCGAGACGGCGACGTTGACCAGCATCGCTCAGTCCAGCGCTCAGGGCCTAGAAAAGGCGCTGCGGCACATAGCGGTGATGATCGGGCACAATCCAGAAGAGGTGACGGTCAAGCCGAACCTGTCCTTTGTCGATAGCTCGCTCACGCCGCAGGAGGCAGCTCAGCTCGTGTCGGTTTGGCAGAGCGGCGCGCTATCGAAGCAGACGGTCTACGAGAACCTGCAGCGTGGAGAGATCGCCAGTGCCGAGCGGTCATTTGAGGAAGAACAAGCGCTGATCGAAGCTGAAGGCGCAGGGCTCGCCAATCCGTCCCTCACTGGCAACGACAATGCAGACGACGAATGACGTAATCCGCGACCTGGAGCTTCGGCACCAGGTGCAGGTGCAGCGGCTGGCTTCCGGCGTTCTCGCCAAGCTGCTCCCGTTGCTGGACCGTGCCGATGAGGAGATCGTTTCAAAGCTCCTAGTTCGGAGCGCAACGCTGGAGGGCTCATTCACCTCGGTGCGGCTAGAGAAGCTGCTCGACGCCATCCGCAAGATCAACCATGACGCCCATGTCTCGGTCGGTAAGGAGCTGAGAAAAGAGCTCGTTGCGGTGGCGGCTTACGAGGCTGAGTTCCAGCGTCGGCTTATCGGCTCGGTGCTGCCGATCGCGTGGGACTTCGTTTCGCCAACAGTGGAGATGCTGAAGGCCGCGGTTACGGCCAGGCCGTTTCAGGGTCGGTTGCTCAAGGAGTGGGTTGCTGAACTGGACGAAGCCAAAGCCCGGCGCCTGCGCGATGCAATTCGCCTCGGCGTAGTGCAAGGCGAAACGGTGGATCAGATTGTTCGCCGTGTGCGCGGCAGCAAGGCCCTGCGCTACACAGATGGCATCATGAACATCGGTCGGCGAGGCGCAGAAGCTATGGTGCGCACTGCTGTGGCACACACCACCACCGCGGCGCGGGACGAGCTCTATAAGGCCAACTCAGACCTCATTGCTTCAGAGCAGTGGGTGTCGACCTTGGACACGCGCACATGCCCTCAGTGCATGGGCGTGGACGGGCAGAAGTTCGAGCTCGGTAGGGGAACGCAGACGCCGGCGCACATTGGCTGTCGGTGCGTGCGGGTGCCGGTGACCAAGTCATGGCGCGAGCTGGGGTTTGACATCGCTGATTTGCCCCCAAAGACACGGGCCAGCATGAACGGCCAGGTGAGCGCGACCGAAACGTATGGGGCATGGCTCAAGAGGCAGCCGGCTGGTGTGCAGGATGAAGCTCTGGGGCCTACCCGCTCAGCATTGTTCCGCAAGGGTGGCTTGCCGGTCGATCGTTTCACCAACCGGGCTGGCGATGAACTGACGCTAGACAAGTTGCGGCGTCTAGAAGATCAGGCTTTCGCAAAAGCTGGTCTAGCAGCATAGTTGGGGCATGAAAGACGACTTCCGCGACCGCTCCCATCTAGCCGTTGTTGACGGCGCCTTGCCAGACAATGCTCCGAAGAGGAGCCATCGGCGGACAGCGCTTGACCAAGCCGAACAGGTTGTTTGCTACCAGTGTGAGAAAGATACCGGCGTGGCCACCAGCATGGTCACTGAGGTGACGCTGGCGCCACGCAGGAGCCCAGCCGGCAAGAAGGTCGGCGGGACTAAAGCTTGGGTGTGCACTTACTGCATGAGCAGGGGTAAGGTCACGAAGCTGATAGGGTAATCATCGGAGTCTGCAAAGGGATTTTAGTAGGTCTTCTGAGCGCGCTACCAACATGGAACTTTGCTCCAAAACGGCTTCGTTAAGACCTCGTACGAAACGATCTGGGGCATCGAAGAGCAGCTCTTCACCTGGCTCTCTGCCAACTCCGACAGCAACGTCTGGAGCAACCGGCAGCCACATTTCTACTGAATGATCCGACAACTCGGTTGTCCCTGGCGGGGTTAGCTTCACAACAGGGCGACTTCCAAGAACAAAGCTCTTGGTGAGCTTTGTGGTGCGGATGATCGCCAAGCCTCGTCCCCCAAGCACCTTCAGGACGTTCTCACCGGAACTGGCTAACGAGCCGATCATTGCGTTGCGATTCATGCGCTCCAGTTCCGCGTCATCCGCAGCCATGCCCGCTCTTGATCATTGATGGAGCGATAATTTCTTTCGAAGCTTGCGACTGCATCCTCCCTTAGTTTGTCGAAGAACTCTCTTGTGAACAAAGTAGCGTGTAGCTCCGGAACACGTCGCCACTGGTTATACAGGAATTGGTCCCAAACGGCCTTCTCCCAAGCGCTTAGTTGCGGGAGGCGTTTAGCTCGGGCAGAATCGACAATGCGCTTCACTATGGGTGCCGAGGCATCTTCTAGGCGCCCATAAGCGGCCTCTAACTGGGCGTCTCGGTGTCCGTCGTTGTGCGTTCGCGTGTACAAGTGCGGTTCGAAAAGAACCTTAGTAGGGTTCCTTGCGACAACTCCGCTTGCAGCGTCTTTTTTATCAAATAGGCGCACCAAGTTGTCCTGTGCTCGGAAGTTGTTGAGTAGAAACTCCGGGACGTAATGATGCCGCTTCGGCAATGGTGCCATCTATGCCGCTCCCAGGTGGTGGGGACACTATAGGCGATTCCGCCCGCCCGGCATTCCGAGGCGGGCTTTTCCATGCCAAGCCTGCGGAATTCAGCCCAGCCGGTAGCCGTAGCGGCGTAGAACAAACTTGAACCTCACCAACTCCGGTACAGGCCCTCCAGCTTCAATGAAGCCGTATCGAGGCCGATGCAGGTGGATGCTAGTTGTCCGGGTCCGCACCAAGTGCCTCAGGTGGGGATACGAGCTCTGCTCGCTGAACCCCTCGGGCGGATAAATCCGCAGTTTCATAGCTCTTCCACCCCCGCCAAAGCGGCGGGTTCTTTGTCACGTCTGCGACGCAGGCGCAACCACAGGAAATGGCCGATGGCCCTCAAGACTATTCTCGACAATCTGGACGATGTGCCAGACGCGCTGAAGAGCGAATACAAGGAGGTCGACGGCAAGTTCGTCCTCGACATCGAAGGGATCGACGCGCACCCCGCCGTCGTGAACCTCAAGACCGCGCACGAGCGGCAAAAGACCGCGAACAAGACGCTGCAGACGGATCTGGCTGCGGCCAAGGCCCGGCTCGAAGGCTTGCCCGACGATTTTGACGCCGACGCCTATGAGGCCCTGCAGGCGCAGGCAGAAGGCAAGGCTCCCGCCAAGACCGACGAGCAGGTTGCCCAGGTGCGCCAGCAGCTCGAGCGCAAGCACCAGGGCGAACTCGCCAAGAAGGACGAGCGCATTGCCACTCTGGAAGGCGCCGTGACCAAGGCCACGATCGATGACGGCCTGTCCAAGGCCCTTGATGAAGCCGGCGTTGACCCCGCATTCAAGCCCGGCGCTATGGCGCTGCTCAAGAGCAAGGGCGCCGTGAAGCTGGTCGAGGAAGATGGCACGTTCAAAGCCACCGTAGAAACGGACATGGGTCCAATGCCGCTGGCTAGCTACGTGAAAGACTGGTCGGGCTCTGACGAGGGCAAGATCTACGTCAAGAAGCCAACTGGCGGCGATGCCTCGGGCGGGCAGGGCAATCGCTTCACTGACAACCCGTGGGACACCAGCAACGGCAAGCGCCCCAACCTGACAAAGCAGCAAGAACTCATTGCTTCAAACGACGCCAAGGCCCGCCAGATGGCGCAGGCCGCCGGCGTCACTCCAAACTGGTAGGCGCGCAGCCTCCCTGATCTACCGCGCCGATGGCGCACGCCAGCCGGGCCCGATGGGATGGCTGAACAATCCTCCCCAACTCCATCCCTCACTGAAGGATTTCCCTCATGGCTACCACTCGCCTGAGCGACGTCATCTATGGCCCGCTCTTTCTCCCCACGACCATTCAGCGGATTGCGCAGCTTTCGCGCATTCGCAATTCGCCGATCGTCTCCACTGATGCCCAGCTCCAGCAGTTTGCCAACGGCCCAGGCGACCTCGTCCAGATGCCCTTCTGGAACGATCTAACCGGCAATTCCAACGTTTCGACCGACGACCCGGCCCAGAGCGCCACGCCCAACAAGCTGACGCAGGGCCAGGACATGGCGCGCAAGATCCGGCGCAACAATGGTTGGCAGAGCGCCAACCTGGTAGCGTCCATGTTGGCCGAAGACCCGCTCGACGCCGTTGCCAAGCTCATTGCCGAGTACTGGGTTCGTGAAGAGCAGCGCATCATGGGTCAGCAGATGGCCGGCGTGTTTGCTTCGCCTGGCATGGCCGGCAACGTGCTCGATGTCGCATCGGCAGATGGCGCGGTCACGCCCGTCAATCTCGATGCCGAGGTGGCGGCCAACGCCTATGCTCTGCTGGGGGAGTACGGCCAGACGCTCTCTGCCGTGCTGATGCATTCGCGCGTGTTCTACAACCTGCGGGCGCAGCGGGCGATCGTGTTTGGCAAGGACCCGGTCACGGGCCTCGACTTCGTCCGTTGGGACGACAAGGACGTGTTCGTGTCCGACCAGTGCCCGCGCGTCGCCGGTGCCACTTCCGGCTTCGAGTACACCTCGTACCTGTTCGGCAATGGCGCCATTGGCTACGCCGAAGCGACTGGCGACGGTGGCCCGAAGAAGCCGGTCGAGATCGACAGCGTAGCGGCGGCCGGCAACGGTGAAGGCGTCGAGACCGTCTGGTACCGCCGGCACTGGGTCATGCACCCGCGTGGCGTCGCTTTCACCGGCGATCCCGCGAACGCCTCGGGCGTAACCGATGCGGAACTTGCAAATGGCGCGAACTGGACGCGCAAGTACGACCCCAAGCTGATCCGCATGGTTGCTGTCACTACCAATGGCTAAGGGCAGGGGCCACGGCCCCGCCCATCATCCCATTCATTGAACTCGAGGTAACAACATGGACACTCGCCATGACGACGATCCCGCGCTGGCCGAAGCCATCGCTCGCCGGGACGAAAGCCGTGCCCAGATCCTGCGCTCCAAGGCCAATGCAGCCGGCGGCAACTCATCTGATCGGCTTGCTGCTGCTTTCGAAAAGCTTGCCGATCAAGCCGAGAAGGCGTCGCAGCATTCAGCTGCAGCGCTGGACAACATTGAGCCCGCCAAGGTCGACCCAGAAGGCACGGCTCGGCCGCTTGCGGACAGCGAGGGGAACTTCGCTCCCAACGCCGAAGTGTCTGCCACCGGCGGCATCGGCATCGAGGCCAGCAACACTGATCCGACTACGGGCCAACCGGCAACCACGCCTGAACAGGCGGGCACGGCGATCATCCCTGGTGCCCAGACGATCATCGGCGACCAGGTGGTGGGTGGTGACGGTGCCAACGGAGCTCAGGTCGTCATTCCCGACAACTGGAAAGACCTGACCTGGCAGGAACGCCGCTCGCTCGCGGCCAAGCTCTCTGACCAGCCGATCAGCAACGGCGAGGAAGCCAACACTGCTATCGAAGCCGAGTTGAAGCGTCGCGCTTAATCCCAACAGCCGGGAGCTTAGGCTACCGGCTATTCTTGCTCCGGCTTCGGTGCGGGATTGACGCTTCCGTTTCGTACCTTCTCCACGTCGTACGGCACTTCTGGGGTCGCTACGGCTGATCCGCCGGCCGCAAATTGTTGGACGACGGGGGCCGTGGTGGCCTGTTTCTGCTTATCGGCCTGAGCCTGATCGTTCTTGGGCATTCCCACCTCCTAAAATCGTTCAACGAGCCTCCGTGTGTGAAGGTGCTCGCCGTTAACATCTGTACCGGAGAGGTGATCCATGCCCGACCACTACGGAACCCCAGACGACGCATTGGCCTACCACCAGGCGCGCGGGAATGCGGCATGGGCTGCATCGACTGACGATTTGCGCTTGGCTGCCCTTGTGCGCGCCTCCCAAGCTCTGGACGCACTCTATGCCGCTCGGTATTCCGGGACCGTGCCCACTGTTGCTCAAGACCTTCTCTGGCCTCGTGCCGGGGTGGTTTATAGGGGCGAGGCATTCCCGGATGACAAAGTGCCGTTGCCGATCATCCGCGCGACATATGAAATGGCGTCGCGCGAGCTCGCGGCACCAAATTCGATTATCCCGGACTTTGATCCAAACGGCACGATCAAGCGCGAGCGCAAGAAACTCGGGCCGCTGGAGAAAGAGCTTGAATACGCCACTCCGGCCAATGCTGCTTCGGCGCGGCCAGTGTTCGCCATCATCGACGGCATCATTGCCGAGCTGCTGGTTGCGGCGCCAAGCGTCACTTCCGTGACAACGCTGGTGAGGTTCTGATGGCTGAGAGGTTCAACTACATCGAAAGCCAAGCCGACGCTGAGGAACTCATTGCCGAGTTCGGGCAGATCGGTGCTATTCCCCGCACCACATTCGAGCCCGGGCCAAATCCATGGACGCCAGGCGGTGAGGTGACAGTCTATCACGCCATCAAGGTGGCGGTGCTTCCTATTGAACTGCAAGACGCCGGGCGGGACATTGGCGGCACGCTGATCAAGTCGAGTGATGCCCAGATCCTGGGGTCGGTGCTGGGCCTGACCATCACGCCGACCACCACTGACACGATCCTGGTTGATGGCGCCTTCAACGGCGACGTTTACGAAGGGGGCAGGGCACTCACAGTCATACGGTGCAACACGCTTGCGCCGGCGGGAACGCCAGTCATGCACGATATCATTGCTTCCGCCTAGGACAGGCAACATATGCTGCCCGTGTACCGGTCCACTGAGCGAGCTGGTTATCCGTCCAAGAACAACAAGCCTGCTGAACGGGAGGCTTGCCACACGACACGACAAGGCTCGAGCCGGCGCTGAAAAAGGATGTAGCAGTCGTTGGCGATGACTTCTGCTTCGTTCAGGCGCACGCGCACCCCAGTTTCAGATTTATCCAAGATCAAGCCCGCCGCGCGTGCCGCCCCACCATTCCACACGACCGTCACTGGAATGCGCGCGGTTTTGCGGGGGTGCTTCCTAGAGTCTTGCATCCCGTCTGTGTGGACGGAGTCGGCAAACGATTTCTTGCCAGAATTGATAAATCCAAGCTTTCTGAGCAGACGGACTGGCCGCCGCGCGGGGGAGCATCCTGGCGGTTCGCGCTCGCCTTAGATCTCCGCTGAGACGGCTGACACCAGTGCCCAGACGATTACGGCGAGGCCGGCCACCAACCCGTTGCTTTGCCGCTTTTTCATGGGCGTAGCGGGATCCTTGCTCGCTGATGGAGCGCGCACAGTGTCTTGCATCGCAACCTCCTCAATCATGCTCGGTCGAGCGGAATGATGATGCGCCTGCGAGCCCGGCAACTCAACACAATGCTGTTCACAGTAGGTAGAGCAGGGAGGCTGATGGACATGGCTTTTGCTGATGATGTGGCCAAGTTCAGCACTGAGGCCCGAGCGAAGATCGACAAGGCGTTCCGCAAGATCGCGCTCGACGTGTTCTCCGAGGTGATCCTCATGAGCCCGGTTGATACGGGCAGGTTCCGGGGCAACTGGCAGGTGTCCATTGGCTCGATACCGGCCGGCACTGTCGAGATTGACGACAAGGCAGGCACCGCCACTATCGGCAAGGTGCAGGCTGAGACACTTGGCCTCGCCGCGGGGCAGACTATCTATCTGATCAACAATCTGCCCTATGCCATTCCGCTTGAATATGGGTCTTCCAAGCAAGCGCCCGGCGGCATGGTTCGACTTGCCGCGCAAAGGTGGAAGCCCATCGTTGAGGCCGTCGGCCGGGAACTAAGCAAGGAGTAGGATGACCTACCCACACCACGGCCTGACCAGATTGCGGGCCGCGTCAACATCGAGGTTCAGACGCGCCTCGCTGTAATTCTGGATCATAGCATCGTTCGGACCAAGCACTCTCACGTCGCCATGTGACTGAACCGGTGCGTCGCCAACCCGAACGTCCGACGCAGTTTGACCGGTAACAGGCTGCCCGACCTTGCTCTTAAGAACTGATGCGCCGCAATCTTCGAGCGGAGGTGATGCGGTTGCTGATGGCGGTACTGCGGAGCCCGTGCACCCGACAAGAATGATGGCTGCAGCGATGCCAGCAGCATAGGTAAGCGAACGAGATATCATGTTTATGATTCCTATCTGTTTTCGGACAGTTGACCCGCTCGTCAGACCATTTCCAGGCCACTGGAGTTGAGCGATCACGGGCTTAGCAGAGCGACTCGCACGCTATTCCGTCATTGTCACGATCTAGCCTGCCGCCCCAAGAACAGTTCCGCCGATACCATTGGGCAGCGGAGCAGCTCGAGATCTGTCCGCATGTTCTGCGCGGCGAACACGACTGCCCAGAGGCGGCAGCAGGAACAGATTGCGCCAAAGGGGCAGGGGGGCGGTATACGGGTTGCGGCCGAGTCCTCGACGTGAATTGTTCGCTTACCCATCCGCGGCCCGCTGAAGCGGATTGCACCAACAACCAGCCATCTCGGGCTTCGAATACCGCAATCTGATCGCCACTGGGAATCTTGCCGACCACTTTGCCCACGGAACTTGGATCGGATCGAACGTTCAGCGATGTCGCTGTGACGTATCGAGTTTCGGTCTGCTTCGCGGGCGAGGTCGAGACCTGGGCTGCTGGAGCTCTAAGAGACGGCTCGGTTGCCGTGCTGGCCTGAGTTGAACTCGTGACCGGCGCGGTAATCGCGGAGTTCGTTGACGAGGACGGCACGTCGTCCGACTTGAAGATTTGGCCAAAGATCAAGACAACAAGCCCGACGATCAGCCATCCACCGAACGAAGACTTCTTCTTCTTTGTCGCCAATTCCACCCTCCGCTGAGAAGATTGGCGCTTCCAAGCAAAAGAGTCGAGTCCCTGTCTAGAAGTGCGACACTGGGAGATTCTACGTGGCAACCATTGAGGCCAGTATTCAAGCCGCGCTGTTCGCGCGCATGGCATCGCTGGTGATCAGCCCTGCGCATCCGATCAGTTGGCCAAACGTGAGCTTCACGCCGCCGGCCAGCAAACGCTACCTACGCGTCTCGCACCTGCCAAACGCCACAGAGCGCCTGTTCATCAACAGTGGCGGCAAGCATCGCCACCAAGGCATCCTGCAGGTGATGGTGTGCGCGCCGCTTAACAGCGGCGAGGCAGCGGCGATGGAAATTGCCGGCTTGATGGCTGATCATTTCCCGGTGGATCATCAGCTAGGCGGGGATGGTCTGCAGGTACGCATACCTAAACGACCCAATGTGGCCGCTGCAATGATCGCGGACACTGAGCTCCAGATCCCGGTGAGCATCGCATACGAGTGCTGGGCCTAGCCCCCTCGCGCCTTATCGCCCCTTCGGCAAGGGCCATTCCACATCACGGAGAATAATCATGGCCCGCTATGCTGTAGCAGGTTGCAAGTTCTTTATTGGCGGGGCCGTCGCTGACAAAGGCACCGATTTCGTTGCTGCGGACTTTACTTCCCAAACTTGGATTGAGGTCGGCGAATGGGTGACCATGGGCGACATGGGCGATGCAGCCGCGGATATTACCTCCCAGGTGGTTGGTGAGCAGCGCGACAAGCACGCGAAAGGAACCCGCAATGCCGCCACCATGGAGAACGTGTTCAACTTCGACGCGCTCGACCCTGGCCAGATAGCTCTGATCGCCGCCGAGAGATCGAGCAACAACTTCGCCTTCAAGATCGAGCTCAATGACAAGCCTGCCGTCGGCGCGGCACCGAAGAACTCGCTCCGCTACTTCATCGCCTTGGTGAATTCTGCGCGCGAGACGGGAGGGGGCGCAAACACACTCCGCACCCTCGCTGTCAGCCTGCAGCCCAATTCCAACTTTGTGCGCGTAGCGGCGTCTGCCACCTAAAGGAGCTACCATGACCAAAGAAACCGCAACCGACCTCTCGGCCTTTGACGGACTGGCCCAGGCCCAGGAGGATGGCATCGATGTGCCAATCACTCACCCTTCAACGGGTGATGAACTTGGTATTGTCATCCGAGTGGCCGGGCCGGATAGTTCCCGTCAGCGGAAGGCCGTTCAGAAGCAAATCGATGCCCGCCTGCGTCGGCGCAGCACTCAGCCGATGACGGCGGAGGAGATTACCGAGTCCAGCCTTAGAACACTGGCGCATAGCGTCATCTCCTGGAACAGCGTGGTCATCGATGGTGCGGATGTTCCATGCACCTACGAAAACGCGATTGCCCTGTTCCAGCGGTTCCCATTCATTCGGGAGCAGGTGGACTCTGCTGCAGGGAACCGCGCCGGTTTTTTGCAGAAGTAACTGACTGCCTCCTCGTGGCCCTATGCAACTGGGTGGCCGGTGACAATCCTTCTGTTGATCTTCCTGCTGCCGGCACCCACGTCTGGGAATGGTTCTTGGAGCTCGACGCAGCTCGCACGAGCAATGGTCATGCAGCTAACCCTGTGACCTTCATGGAGATCCAAGCTTGGGCCTCCATGGTAGGAGCCGACCCCAAGCCGTGGGAGGTTCGTGCGCTTCGGTGCATGGATATGAAGCGGCTTGAACTGCTCCATTGCGAAGCGAGAGCAAGCCGCGACAGCGATCGCCATCCTATGTCTGACCGGCCGTTATCGAGCGAGCTGTTTGATGCGCTGTTCCAAGCATAACCCTGATGCCAGTGATGGCGCCGGGGTAGGGGCTCTGTTGCGGGGAATGAGGGCGAAGAAGGCGGGCTAGAAGCCGGCCTGCTCCAGCAGGTACTTCAGTTCCTCAAACCGCTTCGCGCTGTCGGTAGCGCTGTAGCAGGCCGCTTCGAAGCAGACCTCCGTTAGCTCAAGCGGGCTTTCTTTGTTCACGAACTCGCACGTCGCGTAAGATCGGCGGCTCCCGATATTGAATGCTATGCGCGCCCGGGGCGGGGTCAGTGCTTGGAAGTCCTCAACCCGATGCACCTGGTCGGGCGGACCGCCGGCGTAGGCGTCGATAGCAGCCATGCACCCCTGAACAACCCGGCTCTCCTGAGCCGATACAGGCGCGGCGAGCATCGCCAAGCCAGCAACCACAATCCAACGCATCAGCACCTCCGCCAAAGGTTGAGGAAGCTACAGCAGGCCTGAAAGGTTGGCAAATGACGGACATCGCCAGTCTCGGCTTGGAAATTCGCTCTGATGGGGTGGTTGTCGCCACCGAACGGCTCGGACGGCTGGGTGATACCGTCCGCAAAACAGAGCGCGCCACAGAGCGCATGACGCGCGAGGTCCAGAAGGCTGAGCGGGCCATGGCAGTGATGACCCGCGTCGTGGGCGTGCTCGCTGCGGCATTCAGCGTACAGAAGCTGATCGACTACACGAACGCATGGACCGATCTGCAAAGCCGGGTTGAGATTGCGTCCGGGTCGATGGGGCAGGGCATGGCCGTCATGGGCCGGCTATCTGAAATGGCGCGCCGAACCTACTCCAGCTTGGAGTTGACGGCCGAAAGCTACCGGCGCAACGCCACGGCCATGCGGCAGCTCGGCTATTCAACCACCCAGACGCTCGATTATGTCGAGGCAATCAACAATGCTTTGGTGGTGAGTGGCGCCAAGGGCGAGCGGGCTGCCTCTGTGCTAGACGCCTTGGGCAAGGCAATGGCGCTCGGCAAGCTGTTCGGCGATCAGTTGGAAACCGTGCTGGCATCCGGCGGGAGGGTCGCCGAGGCGCTAGCGGATAGCCTGGGCGTCACCACTCTTGAGCTGCGGAAGCTCGGTGCTGACGGCAAGCTGACCGGCGACGTGTTGCAAAGCGGGCTGACATCTCAGCTGGAGAGGTTGCGAGCAGAAGCCGATGCAATGCCCGCCACTATCGGTGATGCATTCACTCTGCTTGGCAACTCCATTCTGGAGACCGTGGGGACGTTCGACCAAGCGTCAGGCGCATCAGGCCGAGTGGCCGAAGCGATCATCATGCTCGGCGACAATATAGACATGGTGATCCCTATTGCCTCTGGGCTGGGAACGGTTATCGCTGTCACCCTCATCCCGAACATCATCGCGGCTACCGCCTCTTTTGGCGCACTCACGATCGCAATGCTGTCGAACCCGTTCGTTCAGCTGGCTCTTGTAGCCGGGGCCCTGGCAGCAGCCTTGGTCTACCTTGATCAGCAGCAACGCCTCGCAGCATCCGCTGCAGAGACGCACGGGCAGGCCATGACCGCCAATGCAAACGCTATTGAGGTAGCCAAGACATCATCGCAGGGCTTCCGGGATGGCCTGCGCAGTCAGATTGAGATGCAGATTGCCGCTGCCAAGGCTGCCCTAGATGAAGCTGGCGCGCAGTATCAGGCGGCGAAGGCATACGCAGCGCGTGCCGAGATGTTCAACAAGGTGATGAATCTCGGCGCCAACCTGCTCGGCATGCCCGGTGAAGATCGCAACTACGGCGATCAAATCATGGGTGACGCTCTTGAGAACATCAACGCCACCCTTAGCCGAGTGAATGACCTTGAAGGCCAGCTCGAAGAGTTTGACACGAAGATGTCGAGCGCGCCGCCGGCCGCTGCTGTGGTGCACTCCTTTCAGGCATCCGGGACGGCTGCCAAGGCTGCTGCGAAGGCCGTCAAAGAAGCTGAAAAAGACTTCGACAGCTTCACCTCGACGGCTGACAAACTAGCCGAAAAGCTGTTCCCCGGCGAGTATGCGCGGCGGGAAGCTGCGGAACTCACCACGTTGCTGGAGAAGTACCGTGGTAGTCTCGACAGCTTCCAAGTGCAGGGCGTTGAGCGTGAGATCGCCGATCTCAACAGTGCGGCCGATCAAGGTCTGCGCCGGCTTGAGGACCGTGCCAAAAAGACCGGCGATGCTGTTACCGAGACCCTCGGCAAGGTGCTGGGCTCGCTGTTTGACGGCCCGATGGACGATGTCGACGCCTTCTTTGACAAGGCCGTGGGTGCGTTCGCCCAGCTGGGCGAGCAGAACCTGGGCAAGTTCTTCGACGGCTTTGGCAGCCCGACCGCAGCCAACGACAATGCCGGCGGCGCGACCAACATCTTCGAGGCAATCTTCCAGGGCTCCAAGGCGGGCACCGAGGAAGGCGCGGGCAAGGGCCTGTTTGCCGGCCTCAAGGGGCTGCAGGGCCTCAGCGGCATGGCTGGTGCTGGCGTGGGTGGCTTGGGCTTGGGCATGCAGACCCAGAGCCCCGTGATGGGTGCATTGGGTGGCGCCATGTCAGGCTTTGCTGCAGGTGGCCCGGTCGGTGCCCTTGTCGGCGGTGTGATGGGGTTCATCGGCGGCATGATGGGCGCAAGCAAGGCGACCAAGGAAGCCAAGGAAAAGCTGGACCAGCTGCGCCCCTCCATCGAGCAGTTCATCGGCAGCATGAACGGCGAGGTGGTGAGCCAATATGCCAAGGCCATGGTCGACGCGCAGCGCCAGGCGGAGGAATACATCGCCCTGGCGCGCAAGGCCAAGGACAAGAGCCTGGTCAAGGAGATCGAGGCCGCGCTCGAGAACCTGCCGGCAACGTTGGCCCGCCAGTATGAAAAGGACGTGCAGGCGTCGATCAACGCGCTGCAGGGCAATGGCTATCTCAACGACGTGGCCGCCGCCCAGGAGCTGTACAATGCCCGGCTCAAGGATGCGGAAAAGCTCGGCGTCTCGGCCGACAATGCCCTTGTTGAGTTCAACCTGACTCTGCGCAAGATCGCGACCGATGGCGACCTCACCGCCGACCAGCTGGCCAACCTGCTGCGCATGTTCCCCGATCTGGCCGGCGCCATCAGCAGCGTGGTCAGCATCGATCTGGGGCCGCTGCAGGACAATGTGGAGCGGGCACGCTCCGACCTTCGTTCGGCCTATGAGAAGGAAGCGGCGGCGATCCGGCAGGTGAGTGACAGCCTCAAGGCCTCGATCCGCTCGCTGCAGAAGTTCAAGAACGGGCTCAAGTTCGACGGCGCGCTGTCGCCGCTGGATCCGCAGCAGCGGTTGCTCGCCGCCCAGGCCGATTACGAGAAGGTGGCCAAGGCCGCGCTTGGGGGTGACCCGGAGGCGATCAGCAAGCTCGAGGACGTGTCGCGACAGTATCTCGAGGAGGCCCGCACCTACTATGCCTCAAGCGAGCAGTACTTCGCGATCTTTGAGGCGGTGAACACGACGCTCGATCAGGCGCTGGCCAAGGCGGCCCAGCAGGTGAGTGCAGCCGATCGGCAGCTCGCCGCGCTCGACCGGCAAGTGGGGCACCTCATCGACATCAACAACTCGGTGCTGTCGGTCGCCCAGGCCGTGCGGGCTTTGGCGCAGGCGCAAAGCGCCCTCGACGCCGCGCGCAACTTCGGCGCCAATCCTGAGCGCAACCGCGCCATTGACCAGGCGCTGCGCCAGCAGGGCATCAACTACCAGGGCAACTATGGGGGTGGTGGCTTTGAGGCGTTCCGCAGCACGCTGTCGCTCGCCCAGCAGCAGATCGTCGCCGATATTGTCGGGCGCTACATGGGCATGGGGTACCGGCTCGGCGGTGTCGTCGGCGCCTTTGCCAATGGCGGCATGGTCGGCAATGGCATCTGGGATCGCGACAGCGTCCTGGCCCGCTATGCGGGTGGGGGCGCCATAGCGCTGGCGGGCGGGGAGTTCGTCAACCGGGCGCCGTCGGTGAACCAGAACACGCTGCCGGTGCTCCATCACATCAACCGGACGGGGAGGGCACCGGGCAATGACAATCGCGAGATGGTTGCGGCTCTCGGCCGTATCGAAGGACGCCTTGCCTCCTTGGAGCGCACGGCGGCGAATGCTGGCCTCGCCAATGTTGAGGCAACCCGGGAGAACACGGAAGCGGTGCAGGACACCAACAAGGCCATGCGCATGGCGGGGGCGCGCCGCTAATGCCGTTCGCCTCCGAGTTCCTGCTCGAGATCGACGCGCATGACGGCGCCGGCGTCAGAACGGCACGCCTGTCGAGCTCGGGCTTTACCACCAATCCGACCGACAACCCGGCCAATGCCATCTACCAGGAGGGTATCGTCGATCCCGGCACCTTCCGGCGCTCGCTGTTTGCGGGCAGCTCGACGCTGGGGCAGTCGGAAGCGGGCTATGGCGAGATCGTGCTGGCCAATGCCGATGGGGCGCTGGACTGGCTGGTGGGCGCCGGCCTCGATGGGCGCGCGGCCGTGCTCAAGCGCCTCGATGGCCGTCGCTCGGCCTATGCCTCGGCCGAGACGATCATGCGCGCGACATTGACCGGCGGCGACAATGGCAGTGCATGGACCGAGCTGCGCTTGCGCCTTTACGATCGCCTGCGCGAGCTCGACAAGCCGCTGCAGGCGAACCGCTATGCCGGCACCACCACGGCGGCTGGCTCCACGGCCGACGGCTCGCCCGATCTCAAGGACCGGATCAAGCCGCTGGTGTTCGGCCGGGTGTTCAATATCGAGCTGGTGCCGGTCAATCCGTTCAACCTGCTCTATCAGGCCAGCGATGGGCCCTGCGCCGCGATCACCTGCTATGATGGCGGCGTCTTGCTGACCAATGCGGGTGACTATCCAACGATTGAGGCTCTGATCAACGCGTCCATCAGAGGCGGCACCGTTGGCACCTGCCTCTCATTGGGGCTGGTGCGGTTCGGCGGCGCCTTCAATGGCAAGCCTGCTTACGCCTTCACGGCCGATGTGGTCGAGGGGGCGACGGCGGCGAGCCGTTCGGCTGCAGCCATTGCGCAGCGGATCCTCGCGCGGATGGGGATCACTGGCGTTGCCAATCTGGTGGTGCCGAGCTTTGCTGCGCTGCAGGCCCTGGCGCCTCAGGAAGTCGGGATCTATGTCGGCGACGAGAGCACGGCCCTGTCGGTGCTGAGCGAGATCCTGGGCTCGATCGGCGGCTGGATCGTGCCCAACGCCCTCGGGCAGTTTGAAGTTGGGCGCATCACGGCCCCGGGTGGCACGCCTGCCTGGTCGTTCAGCATGCGGGACGTGATGAGCGAGAGCGGGATCGGCCTGCAGGTCAATCCCGACACTGACGGTGGCTTGCCGGCCTTCCGGACGGTCGTGCGCCATAGCCGGGTCTGGCGCACCCACGCCGAGAGCGAGATCGCCCCGTGCGCTGCGAGCCGGGGCGCCTTTCTGGCCGTCGACTATCGTGAGGCCAAGGCCGAGAACGCCGCGGTGCTGGGCAAGCATTTGCTGGCGCCCGAGCTGGTGATCGACACGCTGCTGACCAATGCGGCCGATGCGGCGGCAGAGGCGGCACGGCGCCTGGCGCTCTATAGCGTGCGGCGCGACGTGATCAGCTTCCCCGTGCGGCGCGATGATGCGGCAGTGGCGGTGCTGGGCTCGACGGGCACGCTGACCCTGCCACGGTTTGGCTATGGCGCCGGGCGGCCGATGCTGGTGATCGGGCGCGAGGAAGATCCAGCCAATGAGCGTGTGACGCTCACACTCTGGGGTTAGGCATGGCCAGCGATCTTGTTGTTTCCAGCTTCGCCGCGCTCGGCGGGGTGCGCCAGGTCACGCTTACCGCCTTGGCCGAACCGCCGGACGGCAAAGCCTGTCTGCCCTATATGCAGCCGGCCAAGTACGAGTTCTGGTCGGCCACCAGCAGCTCGGGCGCCAATGCCGCCAAGATCGGGGAGGCGCCGATTGGTGTCTTCACCCATACCGGCCTACTGGTGCGGACGACCCGCTGGTACCGGGCTCGCGCCATCGATGCGCAGGGCGAGCCCAGCGAGTTTTCGGAGTGGAAGTCGGCCACAACCACCACGACGGGCACGGGCTCGATCGACACCGACGAGCTGGCGGCCGGCGCCGTCACCGAAGCCAAGATCGAGAACGCGGCGATCAGCCGGGCCAAGATCCGCGACGCGGCGATCGGCAGCGCCCAGATCGACAATCTGGCGGTCACCAGCGCCAAGATCGGGATCGCTGCCGTCGAGACCGCGCATATCGGCAACCTCGCGGTCAAGAACGCCCAGATCGACAACCTGACCATCGGCACCGGCAAGGTGCAGTACAACGCCACCTATGAGATGAGCGTGAGCGGGCAGGGCGGCTCGGTGTCACCGGGCAACATCATGCAGGGGCAGGGCATCTATGTTCGCCGCGGCGCGGTCAGCATCGATGTCTCGACCTTTATCGACAAGCCTTCGGATGCGAGCAGCAACAATGGCTATCTGCGCGTGCAGCTGCGGCGCAACGGGCAGCAGATCACCAGCCGCCGCATCTTTTACGACGACAACTTTGCTATCGCCTTCGCCTTCACGCATGCCGACTATGGCGTGGGGGAAAACTCGACGCCTTATTACGAAGCCTATCTCGAGACACTGTCGGGCCCGGGCAACTTCCGGGCCATCGACACCGTGATCCGCTGCATCAATTTTCGAGGCTGACTCATGTATCGCTTCACGGTGTTTGAGGACCGCTTTGGCGCGGCCCGCATCTTGACCAATGGCGAATGCAGCACGCTGCAGACCGCCATGGGGCACGGCGCTCCCGGGCAGCGCCAGGTGCTGATCGGCGAGGCACTCGATGGCGAGCTGTTCTACTTTCTCGACTACCAGCCGGTGCCCCGGCTCGCGCTTGCCCCCGAGGCCATCAGCATTGCCGCGGATGGGCTGGCCACGGCGCAGCTGGACGGACTGCCGGCGGGCACGCTCGCGCGGATCTTGCGCCGCAGCGACGATAACCGCGCGGAGACAGTGCGCGATTGGGATGAAGTCGACGATGGCATCTTTGGCCTCAGAACGGCGGTGCCGGGGAGTTACGAGCTGCAGATCGAGCCGCCGTTCCCGTTCCGGCGCCAGACAGTCAAGGTAATGGCGCAATGATCCACGACCTCCAGATCACGACTACCATGGTCAAGGCCGAGGCGCAGCGCCGGATTGAGGCGGCCTATCCGCTCTGGCGCCAGCTCAACATCACCCGGGAGGGTGGCGAGGATCTGGCCCGCATGAGCCGGGCGATCGACGCGATCCGGGCTGCATCAAACCGGCTCGAGGCGAGAGAGCCGATCCCGCCCGACTTCGCCGCCGATCATCACTGGAACTGATCTGGCCCGCTTCGAGCGGGCTTTTTGTTGCGAGGTGCCCGATGGGCAATATCATGCTGCTCTATGACAACCAGGCCGATGCTGGCTCTGTCACCGGACCGGCCGCCCTGTTGCCGCTGAGCAATCTGCAGTCTGACCGGATCGAGCGGGTATGGCGCTCGCAGTCCGACGATCCGGTCGATACCCGGTTCGATGTGGCGCTGCCCGACATTTTCGACCTGCGCGCAGTGGTGATCGGCCCAACCAATTTGACAACGGCGCACCGCTACCGGATCCGGGCACACCGCTCGAGCGCGCGTGTCGGCCGGGTCAAGCTGGACTTCAAGCAGAACCGTCGCGAGATCAATGACGATGTGCTGCCGCTGGCCGGCGGCTACAGTTTCGCGCGCGTCAGCAGCAAGTGGGCTCCCGATCTGAGCGGGGCTTACGCGCAATTTGGGCCGGGGGCTTTGGCGCGGACCAATGCTGGGGCGTTGATCGAGGAAGCGCGGACCAACCTGATCAAGCAGAATGACCTCGTGGGCACTATTGTTGGCCTGGTCCCGTCGCCGGGCAGGCTGCCGAACGGGATGCAGTTTGGAAACACTCTCGGGTTGAGTGTCGAGGTTGTTGGGACGGGTATAGAGAATGGCCTGCCTTTTCTCGATGTGAGATTTTCAGGTCAGACAACTTCATCGGGTCAGATCTCGATGTACTGGCCTGTTGATGCTGTGGTGGGCGGCGGGACATTCACCCTGTCAGCATTCGCGCGGATCCTGAGCCAGACGGGGACAATGCCGAGCACCTTGCCAAGGCTTCGCCTGGCCGGCAACACAGCGGGTGGATGGAACAACGATGAAACCAATCTTCCCCTAACTCCTTCGGCCGCGCCGATGTCGGTGACGCGGACCATGAAGCCGGACAGCATCAGGCTCTCTGCTGGTCTTCACATCGCCAACAATGGCGTCGTCCAGGTCAACTGTCAGTTTGTGATCCGCATCGGGCTCTTCTGGCTGGAGGCCGCTGCTTTAGCCTCGTCACCTATTGTGACCACCGGTGCCGCAGCCACACGCCAAGCCGACGTGCTCACCCTGCCTGCCAGCGGCTCAAACGACTGGACCATCACCTTTGACGATGGCAGCACGCAGCAGTTCCTGGGCATCAACGGCAATCTGGTGCTGACGTCGGAAAACCTGAACCGGCAGCTGGTCGTGGCGGCGGAATACAGCACCATCAGCTATGACAGCGGCTGGGTGCAGAGTTCTGCTCGCGCCGCCTTTGGCAGTCTGCCCTGGGGCTCGCCCTTCCTGTGGTCCGGCTTTCAGCCGCCCGACGATCCGGATCGCGGATCCTTCATCGTCCATGTGCTGCCGGCACCGGTCGCGCAGATCTTTTGGACCGTCGAGATCGACGATCGGGGCAACCCGGATGGCTTTATCGAGGCCAGCCGGCTGCTGATGTGCCGGTCGGTTCAGCCCTCGATCAATTACCAGCTGGGGCAGAACGGCCTCAGCTTCGAGGATAACGCGCTGCGCGCGAGGACATTGGCAGGTGGCGAACAGATCTGGCGCCGCGTCAATCCACGCGTGTTCCAGTTCGGCTTTGACTACCTGCCCGAACCCGAAGCCTTCCAGTCCGGCAGTGGCGCCAACGACTTCTACGACCTCATGCGCCACGCCGGGTTCGACCGGGAGGTGTTCGTCATCCCCGATCCCAATGCCGACGGCCTTGAGCTGCAGCGCCGGTCCTTCCTCGGCACCTTTTCGCAAATGAACCCGCTGTCCCAAGTGGCCTATGGCTATGCGGCGGCAGGCTTTACCATCAAGGAACGCATCTGATGGCCGTCCCAGTCGCCGAACTCCTCCGCCTGGCGCAGTACAATGCCGGGGTCTACAACGCGGGCAGCAACCCCTATGGCATGGACGGCTATGGCTATGCCACCAACCTGCCGTTACTCGCCAGCGATGCCGCGGCGGTCGCCAACTATCTCGCAACAGATCTGGCGCCGCTCGCCGAGATGGCCGACCAGGTCAGCCAGCTCAACGCCATCCGCGACGAGATCGCCACTGTCGCCGGTCAGGGGACCAATGTGTCGACGCTGGCGGGCTTGCGCACCCAGATCACGTCGCTGGCGCAGATCAGCAACCAGATCACGGCCGCTGCGGGCAATTCAGCCAACATCAATGCGGTGGGGGCCAACAGCGCCAACATCAACACCGTGGCGGGCGCCGCCAGCAACATCAACGCCGTTGCCGGCGCGCTGAACAATGTGGCGACCCTGATCGCCAACCTCACCAACATCAACACGCTGGCGGCCCGGGCGGCCGACATGGCGCTGCTTGCCGACATTCAGGACGGCACGATCGCCACATCGGCGATCACCAGGGTGGCTGCGGCCGTGGTGCCAATCACCAATGTCAGCACCAACATTGCCGATGTTCAGCTGATCGCCGACAACCTGTCGGCCGTGCAGTCGGTAGCAGGCATCGCCGCCAATGTCTCGACCGTCGCCGGCGCCATCCCGGCGGTGGGCACGGTGGCAGGGTCGATCGGTGCAGTCAGCCTCGCGGCGGCCAACATCGCCAGCATCCAGGCCGCCCCTCAGGCCGCAACCGATGCTGCGAACCAGGCGGCGGCGCTGAGCGGCACCAGCACGACCTCGCTGGCGATCGGCACCGGTGCCAAGACCTTTGCCACGCAGGCCAGCAAGAAGTTTGCCGTGGGATCATGGATCCTCGTCACCTCCGCTGCCGCGCCCACGGTTAACTGGATGCATGGCCAGGTCACCGCCTATAGCGGCACCAGCCTGACCCTCAATGTCATTGCGACGGGTGGCTCTGGCACGCGCACGGATTGGCAGCTCGCGATCTCGGGACCGCAAGGCGCACCCGCCGCCGGCACGGGTGACTTCATCGGTGCCGCCAGCTCGACGGCCGGCAATCTGGTGAGCTTCGGCAATGGCACCGGCAAACAGGGCGCTGACAGTGGCATTCCCGCCACTCTGGTGTCGTCGGCGCTGCAGCCAGGCGCAAGCGCCGACCAGCTGGTCGATGGTGCCAACAGCAAGCTCCTGACCACTGCCGAGCGCAACAAGCTGGCTGGGATCGCCGCCGGTGCCGATGTGACCAGCGGCACTACGGTTGGCGCGGCAGTGAACTCGGCGACCAGCAAGACCACTCCGGTGGATGCGGATGGCCTGGCCTTGTCGGACAGCGCCGCCAGCGGAGCGCTCAAGAAGCTCACCTGGGCCAACCTCAAGGCGACGCTCAAGACATTCTTCGATCCGATTTACGCCGCGGCCGTGCACAATCACGCCTGGGGCGACATCAATGGCAAGCCCGATGCGGTGTCGTCGATCGGGTCGCTCACGCCGGCCGCCAACAAGCTTGCCTATTACACGGGTGCAACAACGGCAGCCCTGGCGGACATCTCGGCTGCGGGCCGCGCGCTGATCGACGATGCCGATGCGCCGGCGCAGCGGCTCACGCTTGGGCTTGGCTCCATGGCGACGCGCAATGTGACCATCAGCACAGCCGATCCTTCGGGCGGCGCCGATGGCGATATCTGGCTGAAGGTCTAAACCATGGCCATGCATGTCAGGGACGCCGGGGCCTGGAGGAACGCCAAGCCGCATATCCGCGATGCGGGGGTCTGGAAGGCCGTCAAGGAGGGATACGTCAAGCAGAACGGCGTCTGGGTGCCGTTCTATAATGCGGTCTCACCGGCGGTGTTCGTCGGTGGCGCCACTGGCACATCCACGACACTCGCCTTGCCAGCCCATCAGGCGGGCGACTTGCTGGTCATGATCGGCGTCCGCTCGGGCAGCCTGTCGCCGGTCAGCGTGCCGACGGGCTGGGCGACTAAGACCTCCTTCACGTTCGACCACTCTACCACCTCCACCAAGCGCAACTTCTTGCTGGCCTCGAGAACGGCCACAGCAGCGGGCACCGCCTCGGGAACTTGGACCAATGCTGCCCGCCTGATCGCCCTGGTGTTCCGCAACAGTGCTGGCATCGGGAACGTCGCTACCCGCAAGACCGACAACACCATTGCCGAAAGCCAAATCACCATACCTGCCGTCGCGCTCACCCAAGTTCCCGCTCTGGTGTGTGCCGGGTTCTTTGTCACTAGCTCGCCGAAAGATGAGGCCGGCATGATCCGCGTCGCCGGCGACACCATGCAGGTTACGAGCCAGCCCGTTCCGCAATTCTCCCAGCGGACATGGAGCACCGGCGGCAATGTCACTGACGCATCCATGGCCTTCGAGCTTCTAGGAGCCTCCTGATGACCCTTTATGCATACGCGCCCGGCAACGCCGTGGAGCGCACTGGCGCTCGCCCGAACTGGTTTGGGGACGATGGCCCTCTCACCGATGCCGAACTGCAGGCCCATGGCTGGTTCGTGGTGGCCGACCCCGAGCCGCTGCCGGAAGGCAAGGCGGCCGATGGCGACCCGCATCTCGAGAAGGTCGGCGACACCGTCCGTTGGGTCCAGCCTCTCAAGAACGCGCCCCAGCTCACCAAGGCCGAGCGCAAGGAGGCTCTCAAGGCCCGCGTCCGCGCCCATGGCATGGCGATCCGGCGCGGGGGCTTTGAGGTGAACTTCGGTACCGACGAGCAGCCCCGCATCGAGGTGCTGCAGCTGCGCGACGCCACGCCTGAGAACGATGACGAGAAGAACTGGATGGCGTCGTTATCGGCCTACACCGCGGCGGTGATTGGCGGGGCAGGGGACGCCCAGGGCGCCAAGTTCCGACCCGAGAGCAACGCCACGATCATGGTCAGCTATGCGCAAGGCATGGCGATCCTGACCGGCCTGTTCAACTGGGTAGCGTCGCTGGTGCAAACCGTCTGGGAGAAGTGCGACCATATCGATGGCGCCGGCACGCACCTGCAGCTTGACGCACTCGAGGCGCAGATCGAGCAGGGGTGGCCCACCTGATGTTTGAGAATGATGGCTGCACCTTTTGGCCTGACCGAACCTGGCGGGCCTGCTGCAATATCCACGACGCGGCTTTTGCCACCGGAACCACGGTCCAGCAGTTCTGGGATGCCAATGTGGCGCTGCTCAAATGCGTGGCCCCCTTCGACCCGATCGCCGCTGCCCTCATGTTCGCCGGCTGCATGACCGGCGGCGCGCTGTTATTCTTTTTCGGTCGGAAGCGGCGGGAGTAGGGCGCCTGCCATCGACTGGTGCTCAAAAGCAGGCGCCCGCCTCCACGGAGATCATGTGTTTGAGGCCCGGACAGCATAGCAGCATACTTCTTTACGACTACTCCCCAACATCACACAGGTGACCAATGAACCTCAGCCCTGACGGATCACCTCGGGAGGGAAGTCGCGGTACCTCTAGGCCTCAAGGGGGGTGCCGAGGCCTAGAGGCGGCGGTTGGGAAGCACCCGTCGGCTCACAGCTGCTTCCCGCAACGAGCTTCTGTCCCTGCCGTAGCAAATCCAATCCGCCGTTCGGCTTAACCCAACTCAACATCAGAGGTGAACCATGAACGTAGAGCAATCCTTCAAACTAAAGCTGCTTACGCCATCGTTGCGCTAGGTAATTTGCCTGCCGCTCAGTTCGACTGCTGTGGCGAGCGCATCCTCCTCGCCTAGGGATTGTTCAACGATGCTCTCGTCAGTGGTATCGATGACGCACCAGGAGCCGTCCGGCTGAATATCAGGCACAAAGCGATAGACGTCGGCTCTTAGGTAGACGCGGGCCTCTGCCGTGTACTGACTATCACTGCTAGCAAGGTTCTGGCCCATGGCTTAACTCCGGCACCAACAGCGCAGTGCAAGCATACCTTTGTACAGGCCTCACGCTGCGCCAATGCTAACGTCTCGTTAACCCTAATGGCTAGCGCGCGGCTTGGGCCCGGCTCAGCAGCGTCATGCAATCCGCGTAAGGCTTCGTGCTCACCTGATATCCGTACTCGGCGCAGGCTCGGTCGTTGTTCGTTTTTGGCTGTGGAGGTGTCAACGTTGAGCAGCCTGCGACGGTCATAATGCAGGGTAGAATAAGCAGCCGTCGGCAGTAGGTCACGTTTATCCTCATGGTTGTAGCAGGCCAGCAAGTGCTGGTGAGAGAAATCGGCGTCTGGGAGGCGCGCCAAGGCATGGGGAGGAGTGCAGGAGGGAAAGAGACCTGCTCTGCCTAATGGATGGCTGAGAACTGGGTTCCGCCTCACATGGCTTAGCGGTGCCCAGCCGGAACCCTCAACTCACGCCATTGGGCTGCAAGCTCCTCAACGGCATTGGCTGCTTTAGGGTGATCTCTGGCGATCCGATCGAGCATAGCCAGCTCCTCGTCAACGATTTTTGCTTTGCTGGTAAACGGGCCGGCTGGCGCACCGAGCCGCTGGCACATCTTCAGCGTGTGCCGTGAAAGCGCGATCCGGTCCTCAGCTTTTGTCGTGCTCACTTTCCAAATTCCTCCAGCTTGGAATGCCGCCCGCTTAGTAGCGCCGCAGCCATCGACTTCGCAATACTCCAACATAACAGGTGACCTATGGACCCGACCGTACCGAAAGGAGCGGCGATGCTGCTTGATTTCATTCGAAAAATCGAGACTGGCAAAGCCGACGCTTCAGCCTATGACGTGATCTATGCCCATGCGCAGGCGCGGCTCCCCAAGCCGATCACCAGCATGACCGTGGCGGAACTGCAGCACCACCAGACCAACGGATGGCCGGCCAATTCCACAGCGGCCGGCGCCTACCAGTTCATGCGGGCAACGCTGAAGGATTTGCGCAAGGAGCTTGGCCTGCTCGATGGCCAGGTGTTCGACGCAAACCTGCAGGACCGGCTCGGCTACCACCTACTGAAGAGGCGGGGCTACGAGCAGTTTATGGCCGGCAAGATCGGCGTGGCGGAGTTCGGCAAGCGCCTTGCTCAAGAATGGGCTTCGCTCCCGCTCCTGGCGCCCGCCAACGGCAACACCCGTGGGGAGAGCTATTATGATGGCGACGGGCTCAACAAGGCGCTGACGACGCCGGACACCCTCGATGCGCTGCTGGCGAAGGTGAAGGCGGCTGGGAACGGGCCTATATCCGCGCCGCCTGCGCCCGATTACGAGCACTTTCCCGAGCCGTCCCGCACCGCCCCAGTCAGCGGCAAGAAAGCAGCCAAGCCCAAGGACGATGCCGGCTGGCTGGGCCCTGCAATCATCATCCTCATCGCCCTGGCAGTCGCCGGGGCTTTTTTCTGGCGCTAGGAGGCGCAGCAATATGATCGGCAACAACATCGTACTGGGCTGGCTCTGGCGCCGAGCTCAGGAGCTAGGCGGCTTAGGAGGCACGCTGGCGTTCCTCTACATGTCCCTTCCGCTTGAGGGCAAGGATGCCGTAAATCAGATCTTCGCCGGCGGCTGGCAGAACGTGTCGCTCGGCGCGATAGCCACCATTGCCCTTTATCTATGGAGCCAGTGGAAGTCATGGCGCTCCACCGTGCGCCCGCAGGTTGTCACCGCCGACGCGCAGCAGATCATTCTGCCCAAGGAGAGTGTCGCTACGGCGAAGGTTGAGGCAATCGCCAAGAGCGCTCCGGTCCCGCGCCCACGCACCATCATCGACATGCTTCGCCGGAAGTAGCAGCTAAGGACCCTGGCCAATGGACTGGACCATCAACATCCCGACGCTCATGGGCGTTATAGCGCCCGGCATCGGAGTGGTCATCTGGCTGGCCAGAGTCGGGGAGCGAGTTGCCACCAACGCCGTCCATATTGAGGAACTTCAGCAGCACAAGGAGAACGAACACCGAGACATCCGGCTCGAGATCGCCGCCGTAAAGGCCCAGGTCTCGATCCTCGGTGAACGGCTCAACGACATCCGGCTTGAAGCGGCGCGAAGTTATGTCACGCATGAGGCGCTGATCAATATCGAGCGCAAGGTCATCGAGGAGATCCAGCGGATGGAGAAGCGCCTCGAGGCTCAGTTGGATCGCGCCATCGAGGGTAGTCGGCAGAAATGAGCTCTCCAGCTGGCTAAGCCAAGCAGGCGTCAGGCTCGCCCTGTCAACCTCGCCGCCACGCGATTTGATCAGGCAGGCGGTTCATCTGCCGCTTGCACACGGCCCCCATGCCGGTCGATATCTCTCCCGATATCGAGAGCGCAGATGAACGAACGCATTGATCCAGCCATAGCCGACGCAATTCTGCGGGCCCGCATCTCGGGGCTCCAAACACCCCGCGCCGCATATGAGTACATGATGGGGCGGCCAGTGAGCGACAAGGAGTGGAGGGAAGAGGGGCCAGCCTGGACTATGCATTCAGCACGGTCTGATGGCGATCTACTGGCTGCGAGCAGATCGTTTCGCTCCCGGAGACGCTGACCCCCGGTTACACGGTTCGATCTGCCTGCTTACTTAAGTGCCTGAATGGCAAAGCTGAGGGCCAGTTGGAGAACAGGTTCTCCCTGCTCGTTACGCACCCACATGGTAACGTTTTTCTGCGGGACACCGCTTGGAATGTAATCCCTGGCAAGTTCAGCCAGTGCGTGGGACGCCTCGTTGCGGGCTGCCTGGTCATCTGGGAGCTCTGAGCCAATCTCATCCCGAAAAGCCTTGTCGCCGTCGTCCGTATCAAAAAAATATCTGGCCATCATACCATCCACTTCAATAGCCTAAGCGGTGGCGAGCGCCGGAAGTTTCACGCTGCAACCTACGACATTGCCGCTCACGCACTTATCGCTGCGGAGGCAATCACTTCAGTCCTCAGCATTCGCTCAGCAAACGCTGGTACTCGAGTTCTGGAACGCCGTAACTATCACCGGCCACTTCCAAGAGCCTTTGGCGGTTAAGGACCGTGATCCAGCCACGCTCGGCTTTGATGATCCGCTCACCTTCAAACTTGTGGAGTGTAACCGTTACTCCCGAACGGCGTGACCCGATCATGGACGAGAGCATCTCGTGAGTGAGCGGCATCTCGTCATGTTCAACACGATCCTGGCACATCAAGAGCCAGCGGGCGAGGCGCTGCTCCAGCCCATACCGGCTATCAGCGAGGTCAGTCGCGGCAACCTGGAGCATGAACACGTGGACATAGCGTAGCAGTCGGCGCCGCAAGGATGGGTGAGCCTCCATTGCCGACTGCAGCGCCGATGACCTGATGCGGAGTGCTGAACCGCCGACCTGTACGAACGCGTAGTGCGGGCTGGATTCAGCGCCGAGAAGGACGGGGATACCACAGAGGCCCTCGCGTCCCACGCACCCGACCTCGCTGCGAGAGCCATCTTTGTTGATGGCCATTTTTGAGAAGAGCCCACCGACCGGGAAGTAGACGAACTCTATG